GTATCATGGGTTTCATGATACAACTCATAATATTACATTGAACTTCTCATTTAAACAATCTAAAGCTCTTTGATACTCCTCTTCCTTGTCGAACTTAATTTGAGTACTGTTCTCCAAGCCAAAAAACAGGTAAAAGGATATGACCCAGCCCGACCCGTCCACGGCCTGCCCCTTGGGTGCCCACGACATCACCTGCTTCTTGGATATATACCAATTCCCTATCTGCACGAAGTCAGGATAGTTGTTAATCAAATACCTTATCTGAATATTCAGATAATCCATATTATCAAAATAAATTATGTGATATTTGTTTCTTATCCTTATCTTCAAAAAGGGATTATCCCCGTAATACGCAGCGAAGGCTGACACCACGGAGATAGGATATCTAACCCCTTTTATTATCACCCATTTCATATATAATACCTCCTCTTAATTATTGACACTTTCCACAAAAACTCCCCCTTTCAAACTGTAATATGTATCCGCTTTGATCTTCTCTCCATCAACAAATTCCGTTTTTACGCAAACGGGGATATATCTTTTCTTTTTATCAGAATAAGACCATTCGGATAATGTTATCCATGATCCTTTTGAGGCTTTTGCTACAGAGTTAATACCTGCGCACATGATGACACAGCCTTCGCCTGTGCTGTCTATCTTGGCATAGTTGCCGGATGATCCTATCTGGGCATAGTTGCCGGACGAACCAATCTTGGCACCGTAGCCGGACGAGCCAATCTGGGCATCGTTGCCGGACGAGCCAATCTTGGCATCGTAGCCGGATGATCCTATCTGGGCACCGTTGCCGGACGAATTATCCTTTATGCTCGTTTTTATTTTTTCAGGCGATGTGATCTCTTTTAGCCACTCAACTCCAAGATTGATCATGTCAGCCAATTTTAACTCTGCTTTTATTTTAATCTTCGATGAGCAAATTTTTGTCCCTCTATCCTCCTTGGATATATTCCCGTCTTGTTCTACTTCGCAAAACCTAGAGTCTATCATAGTATAGTGATCAAAAACATCAAACGGGCTTTCGCAAGCGTGAAACCCTCTGCTACACACCTTGATCTCTCCATCCATCTCATATTCCTTGCCTATTTCATATTGAAAATCCCGACATTTTAATTTTTTGTCGAATCCTTTATAAGATTTCATAGCCATTTTATTATATTAATTCATCCGCTTCTGTCCTTTTATCCATAGGCTTGTTTTGAGCTTCATTGATAAAATTAAGCACCTCATTCCATGTCCTTTCTAACAACTGCCCATTATTCACTCCACAACATTCACATCCACTGGAAAATACTGGTATTATGTTCCCAGCACACATTTTGACAAATTTATACCCCACATATCTATCACATAAAGAACATCTTCTTACTGGTATAAATCTTACTTTACCGCTATAAACGATATTTACTAATGTCTCACGATCCATATGATTTTCTCCTCTAATTAATTATCCTTATTTCTAGCCAATCGGATAAAATTTATCCGCATTATCTTTTCCATCTTCACGGAAGATAGCCATTTCTCGTGCCAGAAGGTTCGCCAGATTATCTACCGTCTCCACCTCCCTGCGGCTAAACCACTCTACCTTACTGTAGGTGTTGCCTATCCATATCACACTTACACGTTTCAGAGGACTAACCTCCTTCACCAGCCCTATATGATTCTTAGTATCCTTAATCACATTTGATTTGTCAATACTCGTAAGCCTAACAAAATCCATTGGTCGTATCACTTTATCCTCGTCCATGTTAATCCTCCTATATTTTTATTCTCTCAATTTGTTCTTAACCTCCTTAACATATTTAGGGGAATGTAGTCCCCTATGCAATCTTATAGCCCAATCTATATCCTTTTTAGGATTATGATGAGATTGATATATCTCGAACATTTCCCTAGCCTTGACAGGGTTCGTTCGATCTTCGTATCTATATCTCCTTTTCTCCCGTTTAAGGCGTAATATCCTATTAACCTCATCAACGTATATCCTTTTCATTTGCCACCTCCCTAAAGCCCCGGATGAGGCGTTATACGCTCGATCATCATCCCTTGACTCCACGAAAGACAGGGCGGCCGCCAGCTTATCCCATACCCGTGCCTCTACCACGGCAGGCCTTGGGGCGTGGGGCATGCCTCCGTTCCCTTTTGGTGGTGTCAATATTATCATCGCCATCACAAGTAAGTATCTTATCACGTTCCCTTGTTTTTATAAAACTCCTCTTCAAATCTCACATTATCCACATAATCCTCCATACACTCATGAACAACTATATGAATATCCCCCTCCGCATATGTCACCTCGGACATCAGCCTCTCATTAGTCATCCACCAAGAATAACTATCAATATGCCGTATCTCAAATCCACGACCATGTAACAGGCACATAACATTGTGTCTTAAATCCCTACCCATCATTATACACTCATACACGATATATCCGTTTATATTTTCATGAGACTTTCCGAACGTATAAATATACCTGCTCATCAACTTATACAACTCCCTTGCCACAGGATTCGGGATCGCCTCATCCATATCAAAATCATCACCCGTATCAATAATCTTATCCACGTCCCGTTCATCAATACAAGCCCTAGGCATTCCTATCGTCCGTACATAAAGGCGTGATCGGTGATCCCTACTTAACACTGTCCCGATATACTTTTCTCCTTTAGTGTATCCTATATTATGGTTGCCGGTTATATTAAACACAATTTCATCTCCTATATTAATCTCATCCATATTCAAGATGTTTGTATCATTTGTTATCTTTTTTATACAAAAAGAGGATATAATGGCATAATATTATGATATCAAGACACGAATGCGTTATCTATCATATTATCATACATATCCTCTATACAACGTCATTTATGGCATTATATCGTATATGATGCCGCAGGTCATAAATACATCTAATTAACCCTTTTTTAAGGGCTTATTGCCATTTAGGTAACTAGCTATGCCTAATATTTTCGAAATAAGGGCTTTTTTAGCCTTATACTCATCGTTTATCCCTATTATCGCATATCTGTATACCATCCCATCCTTCGACACCTCCACGCCCACGTATTTAGGCGCAACGGCATCCCTATGTAATACGATAAACGGGCTTTTGCCGTCTAGCTCATTTATCAACTGATTAAACTGTCGCCTTGTCATCTGATAGTGATATTATTTCCATGTTATAAATACGATCTCTTTTTACCCTTATCTTCTCGCACAGCTCATCGAAGCACCCATCTTCTTCTAACCTACCAACATAATATGATACATTCGATTTAGAGCTTCCTTGAAGATATATATTTCCTCCTATATTCCTTGAGAAAAAATTAGGTAAGACCATCTTTTGCCTCTTATCCTTATTATCTATGTAAGATATAACAACAACCCACAACTCTGGCTCCCGTTCTTTTACCGATAACATAAGATCGAGACCCGATTGACCATTGATATTCCTCCTGCCAGTTTCGTTATAACGAAGAATAATATAATCATCCGCTTTATCATCCTCAATCATCACGACCATAGGACTATTACCCTTCCCATTATCACATAATACTCTTGCCTCTTTTCCGTTACGTAGATATACCTTATCGTAATCTCCGTTTTTGTATATCTCGAAATCAAACTCTATTACCATTTTATTTCCTCCTATTGATATATTGTTGCGTACGACCTTCCTCTATCTTCTCAAAATAAAACTTATTCCCGTATAACCTTGTAAAACAGATGTTATACCCGAAATGCTCCGCACGTCTGATTTGCGCATAACCTCTACTGATGTCCTTATCATCAATCAGCGTAACAAAACAATGTGATCCTACTTCTGTATTCAAAACCAGATTTTCCCAATCTTTTACCTCCATATCAAATCTCCTTAAATATTTTTTTGTTATAATTATCGCTATTGTACCATCTATCAATATTCTTATATTGTTCTGGATAAACCCCATAAGACTTGCACCACCTAGGTAATGGCTCGTTTAGCACATCCAGTGCCGTCGCAAGGTCGAACGTAGCTTCCTCCTTGATACCACATCCCGATCCACTCCCACGGCTCGGTATATAGGCTCTGCTATATGCTACGCTCATTCCATATTCCCCATGACTCAGATACCCGATGTTAGGCGAATCAGGGAAGGCGTAATACAACATTATATAATCACCCTTACTCCAACCTCTATTATAAGTATCATCCTGCCACGCAAAAACCCTGCAACCGGCTTCTTTCAGTTCCGCTGCCGCTCTTTTTAAAACATTGTCCATATTATCTATATTTAATTAAGTTGTGCCAAGGCGCCGGGAACCGACCCCGGATCATATCCGTACACGTACGATCATGATATATCCTTCCGCCCCGCCAAGGTTTGGTTCAACATTAACAAACTTTCATATCCTCACACATCTTAAAAAAGACCTCTCTTATGATCTTCTTGTATAAGATGTATATCTCATCATCATCCTCATCAAACTCCACTCCCCATGAACGTAATAAATATCTAATATCACAATCCGCTATATGAATCCTGAATATAGACGGAACGCTCATTATGTAATCCTCAAAAGCCTTCTTAATTCCATCCCTTTTGATATGTTCTTTATACTCATTCTTGAATACACTAAGCATAAAAGACATATATTCCCTATCGTATTTAAACTGCTTACCATAATTATCTGTATCTATATGATCCAGTATATATATCTCTATAGCGTCTCTATCGTATTTTGACATACTCCTTCCTCCTCCTTTTGATATTTTATAACCTTTTTCTCCCCATACGCTTTCGCTAACTGGATAAGTTGACCGGTAAATACCTTGGTACGGTGTTTTACGATCTTATCCACCAACTCCGGGCATCTGGTTCTCCATCTATAATTAACCTCGCCCTTAGCTTTCTTCTTGTAATACCTGTAGAATGTTACGGCTACTACCACTTCTCCATTCTGCTCGAAAGCAACCAAATCGTAATTGTTGTAAACTATTTCATTCATATTGTTGTTACCCATTTTATGTATCTAATCACTTCTTTAGGCAAAGACATTATATCCTTCACCCTTCTCCCTAAGTTGTACATACCTCCCTTATGAGGATAATAGTCCCCTACATACATCCCTATTCCTTGCGGATGCGACGGGTTTTCGTTACAAGTGAACATCGGATAAAATAAGATTCCTCTTGAATCTTTATTCCTGTCACTTACGCATACAATAGTATATCTATCAGCGACCTTCTCGCCGAAATCATATACCCTTACCTTTCTTTTTACCCCATCATTGTTCTCTATGATATTATTCATGATGTTATTTATATTAATTAATTTTCTTTCCATCAGCGGTATATGTGCCATACCATTCCCTATCCATATTTACCACCTCAATATGATGTATATGATAACAACCATTAGCTATTCTACCGCAATCGGCTATCACCATAGCTATACTCCTATACCCAGAATCAATGAAAACACGAGCCAATCTATCCCCACTAAATATAGATACCTTGATATCGTCTTTCTCTTTTATAATTCTTCTCATATCATATCCTACTATCAAACTAATCTATCCTTTTACCATAATTAGTATATGACCCACACCATCCACGAGCCTCATTCGACACCCTAATATGATCAATGGGCTTATCCCCGACCATATTATTGGCGTACGATATTACATCCGACATACTTCTGAATCCGGAATCCTTAATGGATTTTATAAGCGTCCTATCATACCCGAATACCAATATCTTCACAATATCTCTTTCTTTCACAGTCCTTCTCGCTCTCATAATATTCTAGCCATAAAATAAACAAACATAAAATCCACCTTATCATAATCCACCCTATGACCGGTTATCTCGAATATAACCCTACGCTTTTTTATAGTCTGTATATTATCTAACTGAATAGCTATGTAAGGATATTTCATAACTTTCTCTCTATTGATATTATTCAAAATAGCGTTGACATCTTGTCTGCGAAAATACATATTTACCCCTATGTATGTGGCAACCAAAAGACATTCGTCTATTATCCCATCAGTATCGAATAACAATAACATATCATCCTTCTCGACAGTATATTCCATATCAAGAATCTTGATACGTTTGCTTCCGTCCTTCTTATCAGCTATAAGAATCTCTATTATATCCTTATCGGTCGTAAGGATATAATACGCCTCATCCTTTGTAATATTATCACGAAGGTAAGATAGCGCTTCATCTTGTAATCTTAGTAGTTCTATTTCGTCCATATTTATTCCTATTGTTGCCAATGGAAAAGGGACGGCGCTGGCGACAAGGCCTGTCCAGCCTCCCCACAGCCGCCCGCATTCCCCTTGGTATCATTAACCACCTCAAATAATCTCATAATCGAATTTCACATTAACACTCTCATCAATGCTCAATTCTTTCTCCATCCCAAATACAATCTCCCTTACCGTATCAAAACCCAATAATTGATCTTCGGGATTATTCACAAACTCTCTCCGGTTATTCTTTCTAGGTTTTCGAGATGTAAGAATATATTCCGAACAACAGCCTCCCTCAAATGTCCTTACCCTAGAATACCATATATCACCAGTTCCGTACTCAACACATATATTCATGTTTATGATAGTATTATTCCACGCTTTTTCCGGGAAACGTTTGAATATCCTATCAATCCATTCAGTGTCAATACTTATATACGGGGAATCCAGATCCGACGTACCTATGGCATCCGCATATAGGATAATCTCTTTCTTACCCTTAAATATTAAGGCTTTTACATTAATTCCCCTTTCCATTGATAGCCTCTAATTCTATATTATACATGTCAATCAGTTATTAAATGATTACATACTAACTCAGCCTCTATTCTATTGGTATATAACTTATATCCTTCTAAAGTGTCACGATCTCCTTTCAACCAGACACCAACCACATGATAATTTCCGTAGTAGTTATTCCCAGCTATATACCAGTATCTAGTATAGCCACAACACGACATATATCTATCGTATATGTCGTCAAAACGATTCACCTCCCGTTTCAATTTGTCATAATCAGGATTCAATATATCCATCGACATAAGAGCCTGATGCAATGACATCTTTTTATTAAAAAGTTCTTTTTGCAATTTTCTCATATCTTCATTTTTTAAGCTCGTCCCACGAGACAGGACGGCGCATGACCAGCGAAGGTATCGCCACGCAGATCGGCCGTTCCCGTTTTTCCCCTTGGGCTTACCAACATTCTACCGCATCTATCTCCATACGATCCTCCCAATCACATAAATCCGGATCCTCTCCTTCATAAAAGTAATAGTAAGCCCATACTTCAATATCGCCCACTTTTATACACCCATCACTGCACCATTCCACAATATCATCATCTCTGCATACGTTTGTCGGTTCAGCACCAAGCGACAATAGCTTGTTTATTATATTGTCACCGAACTTTTCTTTCGCCTCTTCTTTCGTCATATCACTATCAGATTTTTAATATTACACTACCGCCAAAGAGGAACAGGGAACGGACGACCAGCGGGGCCGACCCCACGCCATCGCCGCCGCCCGTTTCCCTTGGTTCCCTCCGCATCACTCCCACACCAACAGACAATATCTACCACCAATAACACCCTACCCACCATCGCTCGCAACCGCTTTGCGTTTCCACTTAACGGTAAAGTATTACCCCTGTTTAGAAAGGAATCCTATTGATTAAAGATACTCCCATTGATTGGAAGGTATTTCTTTTGTTGATTGAAGGGGTTTTCCTTGGTTTCCCTTGGTTTTCCTTGGGTTTTCCTTGGGTTTTCCTTGGGTTTTCCTTGGGTTTTCCTTGGGTTTTCCTTGGTTTCCCTTGTTTGGAGGTGCACCCTCCCGCAAAACAAACCAACCCCACCAACTACCAGCATAAAACCCGAGACCTTCCTCCCGATTGTTCCACGTGGAACTCCCGATTAGTCTAGGATGTCGAAGTCTTTGCTCTTGATTGCCTTATATACTTGCCTAATGCAATGTATTGATAATAAAGCCAATAAAATAACTATGATTAAAGGAAGGGCGTCGCCCGTAGCTATAACATACCGCCCCAACTCAAACGCCATATACCCACAAAACAAGGTAAGCACCAAATATATAAATACACTCATAAAAATATACAATAAGTAACCACGATTTTAAAATTGAACGCAAATAATACAATTAATTGAGTATCAATAAAATAATATATATCAACCCCTAGAACTACCTCTAAAGAAAGACAAGACTAGATATAGATAAAAAATATACAATAAGTACCGTCTATTATATACCTTTTAGGATCGATTCACGCACGAAACCATACATAAGGGCACAATATACCCGTCTGTATGGATATAGATATATACAAAATGATACATAATAAAGCATTTTACTTACACATTTTCGATCAAGGCTTAAAATTTGCCGCCTCAACACTTTTATGTGTAAGCAAAACATATTAATATGCTATCATTTTGTAAAATATAGGCACAAAAAAGCCCTTCCGTCCTATATCACTACAGTACGAAAGGGCACAAACTTTAAAATCAAATAAAAACAAACGATCTATTGTCGTAATTTGTTTGCCATGTAACTAACACGTTTCCGCCTACATTTATCAGATTCCCTACTACAATCTAATTTATTAGACTTGTATAGATCTTTGGTAAGCTCAACATAGAACTCAATTTGAGACTTTCTTGCAGCGTTTAAAGCCTTTTCTTTTTTAAGTGCTAGCTTTCTATTCAGATTGTCAAATTTTCTCCTATACATAATTTATTCGTTTTAAATGGCACCAATAAGAAACGGAAGGTCGGGGACGACACGGCCGCCGTTATCAATACATCCGGCCGGACACACCACTCCCTCCATATTTCCTTTGGATTTGTCCCTTTGCCCCGAACGAACGAAGCCAAATACGTACATACGTTGCCCGTGATACGTACCGACAAGGCGTATTAAGTACGTCAATTTAACCGCACGAAATACCCTTGTAAGGGTTGTTATTTGCTATCCGTACACATGTTAGGTATTTAAGCAACCCTAACATACGTCGTGTTGATACATTAGCACGGAAATAACACCGTAATGCACTCCATGCGTGTTACTCTTACAACGCATGGACATACGCCCTATACATGCGTATATACACCAATGAACCCCGTGTTTTTACACGGCCTACTAGGTTACCCTAGTGTATTAACCGGATTGATATAAATCTAAAGATAACGACCAGCATCACGACCGGACACCAATCTAAACCACATTGTTAAGCGGCGGCCTATCTACTGCAAATTCTCGAAACTCTACCGACCTGCAGTATATCTATATCAATATGTTAAATATCGTGTCCATTTAGTCTAAATCAGTGGCACGGCGTGAACGTATGGACATTACCACCATAACGCCCCTATACATAAATAATATAGGAGCCGATTACTTGCTATCTTTCGTTTTTAGGATGCGTCAAATAGTATGTAACACATTTAGCAATAAGATTAAATGTATATCGTTTGATAGGTACGGCACACTTTACAATACGTTTGTCTGATCCGTTAAACACTTCATAATATACTCCCCCCTCATATTCTACAGGCTCGTTATACCCAAAGCGTTTATGTGCTTTGCCTGTTATCGATATTTCTGCCACCTTATCCTCTGATAATTTCGTGTTTTTATCCTGTTCCTGTTTATCGAAATATACTCTTTCGATCTCCTTGTAGGCGCAAAAGGTTTCATCTACATGTGGTAATATCTCTTTACAAAGCTGTATTACAACTTCCTTGTCTTTAGCCAAAGCAACCAAAGCTGGTACTATAGCTTTGTCTACTTTTATATCATTATCTTTCAAAATCTCGTTGATTTCTTTGCCTGATTTAAACAGGTTACACCATGCTTTGACCGCACCTGTTAACGTTTTCTCACTTGCTTTCTTTACCTCATTCTGCACTTTGTTTAATTCTTTATTTGTCATTAGATTTGCCCGTACCCTCGGGACTTGTATCGGCATCTGGTGCGCCTGTTTGTTAATGCTGTTATCTTACAGGAGCAAATATACTACATGTTTTATTTTCAAACAAATATTTTGCAATAAAAATTCGACGATTATATGTGATAAATCTAATCAAATGTAAACGTATATTAAAATATTGATTTATATGATTGACAATCAACAAGTTAAATACAAAATAAGCATTCCTTTTTCGGCTCGTTGATCGTTTGCCGTTCCTATCTCCCAGCCTTTGTAGGCGGGGGGGGGTGGGACCAAAAAACGGCAGCCCGGCCGGGCCGATTTTGGGGAGGTGGTCCGTCCCGCATATCCCCCTCCCATCATACCCCACCTCATCTCTCCAATAATGTCCCGCATACCCCAAACAATACCCTCATCCTTCCAATAACGTCCCGCATATCATCCTCCCCGAATATCCCTCATACTTCCTCACAACCATATCACCTTCCATCTCATTTAATTTGTTATATTTGCGATATAATTAAAACATAATATATTATGAATAAAGAAGTTAAATACATTAGGGGGGGGGGTATTTTAACCCTCAGATAAGGAGGGGGTATGTTTAGGCGCAGGACTTCTTCTTCCGGTAAGATCCACTACCGTGTTAATATAAACAAGAATATGTGTCTTGGCGTTGTAGATATATATATTGATGGGAAGCCATATCAACCTGGTTTTAACGGATCTTATCTTGATATATATCGCGATAAGAAGATAAAAACTATAAGCATAAGTGGCCAGATATCATATCTAAATCCGAAAAATGAGTACAATGTTATTTTGGGCATAAGTGGAGGTATTATAGAGGGAACCCTTACGTATCAATATAATTCGGGTATGCATTGCGAGTTGGCTAATAAGGTGATATACGGGAATAGGATAACTAATTTTGTTCCTGTAACGGTGATAGAAGATCCTGGGAAGATCATTAATTTCACTTACAGACCTGAATTAAAGACTCAGGTTTTAGATGAAAGTTATGTAACTTGGGATGGTGATTATGTATTAAACGATAATTGTATAGTAACTGATCTTTGTTCGGGATGTGAATCTTATGCCTATGGGAAAAGTTCTCGTGGTAACTATCGAGTAACGGTAAGGATAGTGTAATCCCAAGGGAAGGAGGGAGACCTCGTCCTTCCGGGCCTCCCCCGTCCTACCACCGCCTCCCGTTCTTTTTGGCTTCTCCATGTATTGTCTTTGACCGGATATCAAAAATTCATATCTTTGGAACAAAACTACAATCATGTTTAGAGACACACTACATAAAATCAAGATCTTCTTCTGCGATGACGATATCGAGAAGATATATGTAAGGGATAGTACGGTTATCCGCAACAACGAGATACATAAGATGTATGATGAGATACTTAATGAGCTAGGTGATTTGGCCACTGTCGTGTCTAGAAACTACGTATATGGTAGGATAAAGGACAGGACGGGATTAAGTATCCGTCATATCAGCAGGATAATAAACCATACTAAAGTCGAGGAGATATGATTAAAGACGTAATGGAGAGGGATATGATAAATGAGATATCCACGTTGTTTGTAATGATATTCACGTCAGGGTTGATGTTTGTCATGCCGATATTAGATATAGGGTATAATGATATCCTTGTCATAATAGGATTCGGGATACTACTATCTTTTATGTTAACCATAATCCCGATCTTGCTTTCTTACGATATAAGGGATGAGATCATTGAGTTGATTGAGGATATGGACAGCCAGATCGTGGTAGACACTTCGGTATACAAAACGAACCTACCCTAGGTAATTACTAGGGTAGGTGATGTGCTATTTTCTTTTAACATACTTATCTATCAGATCTATTGATAGTTTAGTTCCCAGCTCCTCCTCCAACAGGTTAAGGTAGTTCCGATGCAGGCATCCTCCCCGCTCCACCTCTCTAAAGCCGGCCCCATCCCGGATCCTGACCAGCCCTTTCCTTGGATCCATGTCGATCAGATCCCGAAGCTCGTTCATGTTCTTAAACCGGTTCTCTATCACCTTAAATACATCGATCTTAGGTTTCTTATCCTTGATCTTTATCTTAACCCTTCCGCTCATGATCACCTCCCCGTGCTTCCGAATCCACCATCGCCTCTATCGGTATATCCGAGGTCATCCAACGACTTCACCTGATCCCATACGATACGTTCCCTCCTACGGATAAGCAATTGAGCTACCTTGTCCCCAACCGAATAAGAAGGATCATCATAACAATCCACACGTCTACATACTACCATAATCTCGCCTCTATATCCTTCGTCAACGGTTCCCGGGGCGTTTTGGATAACAGACTTTGTTTTGGTGATGCTACTACGAGGGCGTATTTCCATCTCATAATCCTCCGGCAATGCTACATGTACACCGGTATGATATATGGTCCTGCCTCCGTCAAGTTCTACATCCTTGACGAACAGATCCATGCAAGCGTCCTCCTTATGGGCGTACTTAGGCAATATCGCTCCTTCTTCCAGCCATATCTTGACCTTACAAGTATCTATATCTTCAAGTAATGATTTTACCTCATTATAACTCATTGGTTGTTCTGACGCCAATGAAATGGCTCTTGCCAATACATTTTTAATCTTACTCATCGTATCTTGTTTTTAAATTCCTTTCCTTTCGGACATTGTAATTTACATTCCTCGCCACAAGCGGAACAGTTGGGTCTCATTCCGGGCACCCCTCTTCCCCCGTACGGCCAGTAGGCATAATCGCAGACGCTCCAGAACGCCTCCATCGCCTTGATCTTGGCATCGACGGTTATCTTCTCCTTCACCTTTTTCATGCTCTTCCTGAACTCATCTTTCATATCCTTCCCTTCTATCTGTCTGGCTTTACGTCTCTCGTTCCACCAATTGTAGTAGAATTTGTCCGCCATCTTATAAGCTTCGGGGTCAAATTTATCACGATGCAGGATAGGTGCGTCCTTGATCTTTCTCAAATTCCTGCCACAAACATAAGCAAGCCCGGCGTACGGAGGTATGTCCTTAGGATCAACCAACCCATCAGGAACGCAGTAGTAGAAGTAGTTGGGGCGGCCGTACCTGACCCAGTCACCGGTCTCGTATAGGGCTTGCTTCCGTGCCTCGAACCAGCCTTGCATTACTTGGTGCTTACCCTCTTTCTCGAAATCCTTGTTATAGTCAGCCAACGAGATCTTCACCTCAACCTCATAAGCGTACATGGATCTGGTTATAGCCAGATAATCGGACTCCCAATTATAGACATACAAGTTGTTTATAATCCATCTAGGAGATACCAAGAACTGTCTGTTAAGGATATCCAATATCCCTCTTTCAGTGTATTCAGCACCTTTATTTGATTGCCGTGTTCCCATCTCCTGTCAGAGGATTATTCCTTAACCCAACCGCCATTATAGCGTTCGATACCAATCTCCGTAATCCACCCATATCCTTATCATGGAACGAGAAAGTAGTTAAGTTATGTGATTCAGTAATCTTATCATAAGACTTTATCATCAACACAGCCACATACTCACCAATCATCTTCCCATTCATGATATCAAGATCGATTATGCCGTGATCTATTAGATCAACCACATCCCATCCTGATGGTAGATACGTTTTTATCTGATTAATGTCCATAGCAAATAGTATTTATAAAAAGGAGGGTCGTGCTACCCTCCTATAGATTACACACGAAAAATAGAACTGAAAGCGATCTTAAGCACGTAAGATTTTGTTGATTCCCGTAGGCTGTCTACCGGTTATCGTTAATTACCGACCTACGGGAATATGTTTAAGAAAACACCATGTGGGGAGTGGGGGAATCGAACCCTTATCCACGCTACGATTAGGAATCGTAAATTCTATCCGTTAAATTAACTCCCCTTTATTCAAAGATCTATAAATTGTATATAATTACCAAACAATATTTTAGTGAATCCAGCTGGAATCGAACCAGCATCTCCAATATTATGGTAATCATCCAATGATCCTCGGATCCATATGTCCCGATCCTCCCGGACAAGGACATCAAACAAAATCTAAACTCTAAATCTAATGACAAACTCTATTAATCCAACTGTGGACCCGGCCGGGCTTGAACCGACAACCTTCTGGTTATGAGCCAGATGATCCAGCCAATTGATCTACGGGTCCTAAATAACCACATCGGCTTTCACAAGAGGATGTGGGACGGAATTTCTCGAAGTTTATATAGTAAAGTTATGAAACTATTGTCCAACATTCTAGCATATAGCACCAATCATCGAACGGGAACGTCTCTACACCAGACCTACCCCATCCCGTCCCCCAACTGTTTTGTAGGACGAAGCCGGCCTTATCCCAGCCGGTAAGGATAACGGCATGACCTCCCAAGTTCTGTCCTTGGCCTTGCCAGAATCGATTACCATAATTATAGCAATACAGACCTATAACCAGAGGGCCATTCAGCATCAAAGCTACCTTAGCCGATACCGGATCTATGATCCTAGCGTAACTGTTTATTTTCTCCCCATCTACGCCTACGTTCTTGATAGACTTGATAGCGTCACGAAGAACCATACCGTCCTGATCCTTATCCTCTCTCAGATCATATATATCGTAGGGAGAGATTTTAGCTGGTCTTTTAATAGCCCTTATACTCTTTCTCCAGTTAAGTATCTCAGCTAAGCTTACAGCGGCGCAAATAGGAGAAGATCCTTGATCCACTACGCTATCAATGTTATTGACCTTATACTCATCAGGAACAGCCTCATGCTGCATATTCATAATAGCGTCCCTGTCATCCGCTGGTGATGGTATATAACCTAGTCCGTATTTCATCATTTATCCTTTTTATGGTAATCAATTATCTTGATATTAAACGTATCGGATCTTTGCCTTACCTGTATAGACCCCCTAGCCTTTCCCTTGGCGTCGTACAGGGCGGTAAAGCCAAAGTTATCGACCCGGCCGTCGTCCAGCGTAAACCGCCACTCCTTCCATTGGCCCATCACGGTTCCGGAAGACACTATGGAATCTACTACATAAGATATATCAGTAGTATCATATTCTGTATAGTAGGTTCTTGACGTACTGCATCCGACAACCGCTAAGGTAAATAACGTTAACAAGAAAAACAAGATCTTATTCACTTTTCTTAGATTTTTTACGTTTCTTAGATTTCTTCTTATCCTCCACCTTATTCTCGATATTTACCTCATTACCGGCATCGGCATCAGTAACCTCAGATACGTTATTTTCAGGTATATCAATATGACCGGAATTAGGATCTATCTTATCCTCATCAACAACAACCTCATCAGGAACATCGATGTCTAAAATCTCTGCCTCCAGATACTTGATACGATCTGACATAATTTTATTCTGGTCCTCAAGTTCCTTATATCTTCTTCTAGCCTCATCGAGTAATTTAGATGATAGTTTATGTTTCTTCTCAATATCCATATAAGCCCTTTTAAGAGTCTCTTTCTCTTTCACCGACTCATTATATAACTCTCTTGATTTACTAAGCTCATTCCCCATCTTAACGATATGAGAATCCTTGGAATCTATATCCATATCAAGAGAATCGACAAGCGTATCAAGATACTTTATTTTCTCTTCTAATTCCGTTATCTTCTTGCGGGAATCCTCATAATCTCTTTTTAATCTACTTGAATAGCTAACAGCCTCATCAAGATCCTGTTTTAGAGTATTTACATAGCTACTCTTTACTATCTTCAATCCGAACATCTTTATCACTGTTATAGGTTTCACGAATATCGGCTTTTATCTTGCCGACTATAATTAACTCAGCTATATGTTTGTCTTTCTCGACTATAGCCATATCCTTACGGACATTAGTGACCCTGATCATGATATTCCCGTTATTAGACGAGACGAACGGTGATCCCACCAAAGTAAGTCCCGTATCGCCGGTAAACGACGGCAGCATCATCAACACCCCTATGGTATTATCCGGGAACGATGCCCACACCCCTGTGTCTATATCAAGGACATCACCCTGCCCTAATGGGAAGGCATTACCCTGCTTGATAGGAATATCCTTACCCAACGAGTTCCATGCTTTCGAGAATCTTACGGAGTTAAGGAAGATCTTTCCCTCTTTCTCCACCATCCCTACCATAGGTTCGCAATTCAATCTAACCTCGTTTTGTTTATCATCCGGCTTCTCCTCAAGCTCATCAAGGTCTCTGGCTGATGTAAATGACTTACTCTCCAGAAGTTTTTTGATATCTTCAATTGTGGCCATATTATAATTTGATTATTAAATACACGATCTTCAATCCTAACTTCAAATCAGATGTCTTTTCGAACATCTCCCTAAGAGGTAAGATAGTAGCGTCAAGATCTGACGCTACCCATTTTCCGTCCTTATAATACATATTCTTTTCCTCGGAATACGCTACACAAGGTCGATGCCCTAAGTTCTTCATAACCGTATCTACCTTATTTTGGGTAGGCATCGAGACACGGTTCACTTTAGTAGATATATTAAAATTGCTTTCCATTAAATTACTCATTTTCAATTAGTTAATTAGAAAGGTAGGTCACTGTCGTCTCCAAAAGGAGGATATTGTGGCGGCTGCTGACCTCCAAAAGAAGGCGCTTGGGCTGTCTGAGGCGGAGCCTGCTGGTATGATGGAGGAGGCGTCTGCTGCGGAGCCTGCGTAGCGTATGACGGTGGGGGCGTTTGCGTTATAGCCTCACCAGCGTTGTTTTGGCTTGCCGACTGAGTAGGTTTCACACCATCTGTCTTAATACTTTGGATATATTTATTAAGTACCTGATAAGCGAAAGCGTCTTGGGTCGTATAATCAAACTTCTTATTCCCCATTATATCAGTACTCTCAACCCTGTCAGGCCATCCATTCTGCCCGTTCTTATAATATTGCTGGATAAGCTCGTCCTTACCGTCAGGGGTCTCCCTTGCGTATGAGATAAAGAAATTACCGGGAGCATATTGATCCCCTTTCTTAGCATGAGCAGGATTGATCACCACCTTACGTTTCAGGTCGATATTAGGCAAGTACCTTACCAGTGACTTAACGTAATTATTGATACCTCCTTTTTGAGTCATCAAAGGAACGTTTATAAAGTAATTACCATCCTCATCACTTATCTTTATGGATAAGTATTTGGCATTTATTCCATTGAACTCCACTTCTCGCACATTGATATCAGACAAATAACCTTCGATACCGTTCCAGAATACCCTCCAATAAGAAACGGCTCCGGTCTTCTCGTTTATATGCTCCTCGAAACCTTCCTTTGGTTCTCTTGATGACTGATATAATAATCCGCTACCACTTACTTTAAAGTAATGGTTATTACCACCTGATGAATTTTCTCTAACTCCCATTTTATATATTTTTAAACATTAAACAATAACTGATGATGACAAGAAATACTCGTTCTTATTATCCTCCCCATAAATCTTATTGAAATGAGATTTATGGTCATGTTCGATAACCACCCTATTACACGATATGCTTTTTATGATACCCAGATATCTTCCACATAACACGTTGCATACAATATCTTCACCATAATGAGACAAAGGGGTAAGTCTTTCCTTACATGATTTACCTGAAGACGGGTTCTCTGACATAATACCACATCCTTTATCGGTAAATATCAACTTACAATGATCAAACTCATTTACTTTAAGATTATTTTGGAGGGCTTGGACGAGTAGATCCTTATCAAAGACATAGGTACTTGTTTTGACAAAATGCTCGTCCACGAACCTCCAATTTGGATAATTACCCTCAAAATGGGTCTCATACATATCCATATCAGGCGTAGAGAAATAAGTCTTAGTATCATCCACTTTTATAGACAACATATCCGATGACTTATTGATATGCTTATCAAGCAATATCGCGGATTCGTTCGATACCGGGATAAACATCTTCTCTACCTTATCCTGATTAGGGACAAAATACCTGTAAATAGTATTTCTATCCGTACTTACTATATTAATATTAATATCATCAATATCAATAACCACATTCTCGATGCATGGATAAAAGTCATCTACCTCCGTATAATCGCTGGCTTTGTTAAGAACCGAAACATAATCGCTCATCTTAACCTTAATTCCTCCATCAAGTATCTTATGTACCTGCGGGAATGTATTGATATCAAAAGCCGGACAACTATACTCACCAGAAGCGTAGTGGATCGTGATCTGATCTTTTCTATCCGAAAGCAGTATCGTAATCTCACAATTCTTCTGTTTTTTCATGAACTTAATAAAAGAGCTTGCCTCTACCAAGAAAGAGAAGTTAGAGTCAGCCTCGACCTCCAATCGTTCTATAACACATACCTTGGCATTTACGGAAGTGATATAAGCCAGATTATTGACAACATCTATCTTAAGATCCTTATAAAGGGAGTTGGAACCGGCGTTCTTAACCACCGTCTCCAGTTTACCCAACTTCTCATTTAATGATTTCGACAAGCACTTCAATACCATATAACATATTTTATTTGTTTATCATCCATAATTCATGTACAAGCTTTATAAAAATCATACTCCGAAACCGGAAATGATTCCGGAGTATGAATCCCGATTATGGGATAAATCAGGATAAAAATCCTGTTAGTACCCATCGCCAATGTTACCAAAGGTTTCATACAAGCAGCACTGTTTTGCCGAATACGCTACTCCTGTTTAACCACTTGCCTTAGAGCCTTGGGCTTGGATAAACACCCTAGGGTAACTATACATTCTAAGGTAACGTAGTGCTCTAAGCACTTAGGCTAATAACCTGACCGTTTCCGGTATATGTAAAATATTTTTCAACATCTTACATATTATCCGAGGTTATAATAAACAACTTTTACATGACATTGCAAATGTAATCATAATTATATTAATACAAATATAATAAATACTTAATAGTATTAAAATAATTTAAACTTACGTCTAATATACTCGGCTATAAGCGTAGCGTCACACATTCCGTCTTGTATCTTAGTAGGTTGTATTCCTTTTCCTGACCATGGTTTCACGAAAGAGACCAAAGGGAAAAGGCGCATGGCGCATCGGATGGAGGTAGCCTTCGTGTCTAACTTAGCCGCCGAATACACCCGATCGGCAGTCGTATGGATCTCCTTCTGCCATGTCTTTGGCTGTACTTCCTCGAACATGAACCTGACATCTGGATGCGATTCGTATCGTTCCATCATCTCCACCATCATAGCGAAGAGCGCGTTCGGTTCCCGGCGCCGTCCGCCGAAGGTGAAGTTACTGGCGGCTGAGCTGTTGTGGATGCTGTGGACGTCCTCTACGGCGATCGCCAGCATTCCTCCGCCTTCTTCTTGGATTTTATCCGCTGCGTCAAGGAAGAAACTTGATATGGCCCTAAGATCTATATCCCCCTTAGCAGATATCCTTGGAGTCATGATTACCTTAATCTCCCCATTCTCCGGGATCATCGCCAATCCTCCGGTATCTATACCCGGATCTATCCCTATCGCTACATTCATATTCTTAAGGTATATAATGAGTGAAAATCCTCCGGTCTAAACACCTGTATAGAGTTATCTGGATACAGACCTATGTAATAACCATAAAAAGCCCGTAAAATGCCATTTTCTAGACTTATATCCAATGCCTTTACCTTGTTCCCATCAACCATAATATCGACTTCATTGGTTTTATGGGATATCTTGTCGAACCATTCAGGTACAGGATCAATACCGTACCTGAATGCGTTTACCGTTGATTTTATTGATATATACGTACTCATGATCAAATAAGATTACAATCATCACGCTTAACAACCTTAAAATCTCCATTTCTAAGTAATATAGCTACATCAGATCTCGTATATGTGAGAGGCGTATATGATACCAAATGGTAAGAAGCCTGACCAACGGCGGGCCTAACAGGTCTCAATACGGCTATGGCTATATCACCGCCAAGTTCCGTACCACCGGTAACACCTTGTAGGCACATGTATATGAATCCCTCATACTCATATCTCTTTCCAATAAACTCGCTCATAGGAATACCTACGAACAGATAGTTCTTTACATCCCCCTTCTTAACCTCGACAGCGTTCTCTACGCTGGATGGTATTACGTCTACAAATTTTACTCCTATTGCCATGATTACAAATTCAATTTAGTTCTTAACTCTTGACACAATTCTTGATTATCTCTCATGATACTTAACGTATTCTCAACGCCATTACCGACCCGAACATCCCCGTACCAGTACCATGATCCTTTACGGGTAAAGATACCGGTTTCCTCACATAACTTCAAAAGTTCAAGCTCCTTGTCAAATCCTACGCCATAATACAATGCTGTCTCTGCTATCTGGAAAGGTATAGCTGTCTTGTTCTTCAATACCTTTATCCGAATCTCATGACCGATAGAAGAGCCATCTTCTCCTACAATGACCTTTTTCCTTGACATCTCCATACGGATAGAGGCATAGAATTTAAGAGCGTTACCACCGGTTGTTACCTTCGGATCACCATATATTACACCGATCTTCTCCCGATACTGGTTGATGAATACCAGAACACAATCGCTTTTGTTTACGATCCCGGTAAGAACTCTCATGGCTTTTGACATCAACCGGGCTTGTAATCCCATGTTGCTATCTTCCATATCACCCTCGATCTCCTTCTTCGGGACCAAGTTCGCCACGGAATCCACGACAATAAAGCCTACCTTGCCGGACTCCACCAGCTTGGCTGTGATGTCAATAGCCAATTCCCCGTAGCTTGGCTGGGAAATAAGGAACCGGTTAACGTCCAATCCCATCTTCTTGGCGTATTCGATATCAAAAGCATTCTCCACGTCTATTATAGCTACCAGCTTATCTGGATGTTTTTTCTGGAACTCGATCATACTTAACGTACACATCATAGTCTTGCCACAAGATTCCATCCCGACCAGCTCATGAATCCGGCCTACCGCCCATCCGCCGCCGAGGGCCTTATCCACCACCAGCGATCCAGTGCTTTCCCTTGGTATGGATATTATAGGCTTATCATCGCCAAAGTTCATTATCGAGCCTTCTCCAAGCTCTTTATTTAAAGATGATACTAACTCATCTACGTCTGAAAAAAGTTCTTTCTTAGCCATTATAATCCGTATTCATCGAAATTAAATAAATCCTGTTGTTTCTTTATCATATCCTTCCCGATATCAGATATCTTTTCTGGATTCAAAACACCCTCATTCTCATCCACCTTATCTATGAAGTCAGATATCTTATCGCTTAGCAGAACCATATCTTCTTTAGGAATTGATTTTAGATAAAGACCGTCTATGGACCTACATCTTGATAGAGCGGTATATATCTGCCCTATTTCGAAGGCTCTGCTGATATCTACGAATATATTATCTAAAGTCATTCCCTGAGATTTATGAACGGTTATAGCGTATCCTAACCTCAATGGATATTGTATTATATAGCCGCAAGAAATGCCTTCAAGAGAATCATCCACCTGCTTGTACTTTATCTTCTCCCACTTCTCTTTGGTTATCTCTACCTCAGTATCGTTATCTAGATGAACATATATCGTTTCATCAACAGTATCTATGCTGGTTATGATACCCATCGAACCATTGACATATCCATTGCCGTTTCTGGTTATTATGACCTTAGCTCCTACCTTTACTATAAGCTCATCCTCACAGGGAGCTACAGGCTTTTCCCCGAATACAGTAGCATCGAACTTAAATACCTTATTATTGATCTTATCAAGATTAGTCTTATTTATCTCATAAGCTTCTTTGTTAGTTGAGCATATAATTATAGTATTATCCATATTATCCGGATACTTGACCCTACTATCCAATATCTGTCTTGACTCATCGGTAATAACCCCACATCTTATATCCTCAAGTACGGAAAGAAGCTGAGGATCTTTTTGACGGAATACGTTCTCGAAGGTAATGACCGAGAATCCTGACGCTCTTAATGCCTTTGATGAGAAAAAGAACCGGCTCTCATAATATTTGTCGATAAAATCATCCGCCGTCACCACAGGCGGTAGTTGTGATAGATCTCCAAACATAATCAACCTAACACCACCGAAAGGTTCCTTGCTACGCCTGCATTGTCTAAGTATATCAGCCACCTCATCAAGCAAATCAGGTCTTACCATACTGATCTCGTCGATAACGATAGTATCAAGATTCTTGATCTTCTTCTTCATAAACAGACTTACATCCACCTTATTAGACAACATACCTCTCTCGATAGAAGGGATATAAGGATCGTTCTTTATATAGAAGAACGAATGAATGGTCTGTCCTCCGGCGTTCAACGCCGCTACTCCAGTTGGGGCTACGATAACGCACTTACCCAAGAACTTTACGATACGTCTCATGAACGTACTTTTACCACTACCGGCTCTACCGGTAATAAACAGATTCTCCCTAGTGGTGAAAATCTTCTTCAAGGCACGACCCTGCTCTACGTTTTTATCCACCGTCATAATATGACGAAGGAGGTCGTTTTCGTTTCTAAAATCCTCTTGTACCATGTCTTTTTAAGTTTATGGTACAAAGATACGAATAGTTATAATTAACTATTAAAAATAAATGTGAATAATATGTAAATATTAAATTTTATATCTGATACTCAAATCATCCAGCTTTACTCATCTCGGAAGATTTTTCTCCTAAAAATACATCTCTTATGTATTCTGTCGATATAAGGATATGCATATATTTCCCCTTGTATAATAGTCTTAAGCATCCGATAGTTACGTTCTTTCTGTCTTTGGTATTCACCACTCCATTGTTTTTTTTTACCTCGTCATACAAATCGGATATACTCTTCTTACACATGTCTAAGAACATGCTTATGTATCTGTATATAGTGGATTGAGATATTTCACGCATACCTATGCCTATGAGCTTCTTATTCAACTCATTAAGAAGGTATACTACATTGAACTTAACTGTCTTTCTTTTAGTTACCTTGTATATGTGATGTACGTTTCTGGTTCTGGCTCTGAATATTATTTTGGAAAGGATTCTCACCCTATCAAGCTTCCGGCTTTTGTTAGCCATTCTTCGTCTAGAATCCGAATCAAGATTCTTATCAATGCAAGTGTATATGGATTCTCCTTTCTTTACAAACATATCCTTTATCCTTGGGACCTTACTAGCCTTATGCTTGTATTTTATGATATCTGACAATGCTATTCTGATCTCTCCTTCAGCCCAAGCCTTTAGACTTATAAGTTGGTAGTTTATATCTTCGTGAGAATCTCTTAATACATGTCGGTAGCAGAAATAAGCGCATCCATCCGATAGAATATCAATAAAATCATTGGTATTGATCTCTATCTGATCTCTGTTTCCATCTTGCATCCTTTTTCTTAGAAACACATGTTTGAGTACGTTTATGATAATAAGATATATCATTGCCATCTTACATTCATCGCTGATCCGGATTCCCGATCCATGATACTCCTCATGTTTCAATGAATATTTTATGGCTGTCACTTTCTTGCCTTCCTTATTAGTAACAGGCTTAAAATCAACTGGACATATAAGTGATCCGGCTGGAAGTTTTACACATCCTAGCTCATCTTTCTTGGTCTGAATATTACGTGGAATATACTTTTCGGTAAGAATCTTATCGAAATTTGATTTCATTTTCTGTAAAAGTGCTATCTTTGTTCCAGACATTTTTTTAAAGTTTTTGCTGCGAATATACAAGTTTCATCAATACGAAACAAGTTATTCGGATGGATGGGTAGCCTGTGAAGGTCGCCCATTTGTTGTTTAGGGGGGGGATGAAGAGGGTAGATGATGCCCGTAAAACGCTGTGCGCGTGAACGATGGTTTTTCTCAACCTACTTGTTACGCGCGCGTTAATAGGTATATTTATTAAATATAATTAACTTTATAAACATATACTACTTACTAATATATCTATCTGTACACAGAACCTCTCCTGTCGTCGAGTTCCTGTGTACTCCACTTAAAGTCTCTATTTAATAAAACATTGCTTTTTACCGCCAAGGTATGGTGCCGTCAGGTAGCATACCGCAGGCTAAACCTGGTAGAAGCCGTATCTTATACCGGAAGCCGGGACCCCAGTAGGGGGATCGGGTGGAGCAGAAGCCAAAGAAGAAAAAGCGATGTTATGTGCGGTCGCTCACGCTCCGGCCGTCCGTATCTTCTACGGCAGGCCCCATGCCCCAAGGCCTCCCATTTCCCCTTGGCTTTATATCCCATAGCTTGGGAGGAAGGAATCCAAAGGGAAAAAGGTAAGGTCGTATTCGGTCGCTCACGCTCCGGCAGGCGAATATATCTCTACCGCCGTCCATGTCAATAGCGAACCTCTGGCGGCATTGTCCGGCATAACGGCGGTAGCCTTACCTTGGGTGCCCCATCGTGTCCCCCACCAATCTTTTTCCCTTTGGATGCCTTGGCTATGTCATGGGACGATAAAAAGCCAAAAAGAAAAAAGGAGTGGTCGCATCCCGTGAGGCAGGATAAGGATGTTCCCCGCCGTCCACGCGCATAGCGTACGTGAACTTCACTGCCCTTGCTATTGTAGCCAGCCGTAGACATACATGGCTTCATTCGTCCTACCCCACTAGCCTTTTCCCTTTGGATTCTCGTAAATACATGCTAGTCAGCATATATTATGTCGATTATGGCAAAATTTCTTGACAACGATATTTTTTTTAAGTAGTTTTGCTGAAAACTAATTTCATATGCCGGAACAGAGAAAAGCTTTCGTATTTGCGTTACCTTACGACACTAGACTGGATATGATCCAGCAGTTCTTAAGGATATACAACGGCTATCTGGATTCTAAGGGTAGAAGCTTGATCACCGAAAGAACGATAAACTTACTTTCTTTCTACATCAACTACGGATACTCGGATGATACCAGGGCTAAGTACATGGATTGTCATGGGCAGAAGGAGTCTTACATCGCTGTCCTTAACAATGAACTGAAGCGTGGTGGTTTTCTGGTGGACAAGAAGAACGGGAATTTCCGTACCCGTGAGCTGTCTATTGAGATGAGAAGCCTACGTAACTATTTCGTTCTTGACGGGGAGGGTGATGATACCCGTGTAATGGGATTTGTGTTCAAGAGAAACAAATTGGATATTGATGGGTAGGAATCTTATTTCATTCGATAGGGATATCGTGGATGAGGTGGTAAGAAGATCTGATGGGAAGTTTACCAAACAACAGGTAGAGTGGTGCATGAAAGCATCCGTATCTTACATCCATCATCTAGCTAGGTATACTGACAATATATCTATCAGAATCCCGTTTATCGGATACGTTATATGCAATCTCCGAGAGATGCGTGTAAGGCGTGATAAGATACGCCGGATATTTGTCAAGGAAGGTAATCGTTATCCGGATGAAAGGATGCCTATTGAGCTTGATTGTCTGGATAAGAAGATTAAGGCGATAGAGTATATGGAGGGGTTGAAGAACGGAGATCCTCTTATACGTGATAACCATGAGGCCATGTATCAATGTCGGTATGGAATGACATGGGAACAATTACAGGATTTTCAACAAAAACAGTTTAAAAAATAATTATCGTGCAAACAATTGGTAAAGCCCAAGTAATAGCCCAAGCTTGGGAAGATAGTTTATTGGGCAGGATTCCTAAGAATAAGAAAGATTACCCTGAATGGTATAGTAAACGTCTTGAGGCATGTAAGTCATGTCCTAACAACTCATCTAATACCAGTTTATTCAAGTTATTTAAGTTACCAGCGAAGGTATTTCTTCAGAGATTGATTGGTAGATCAGCATGTTCGTTGTGTGGATGTTTTATCAAGGAGAAGGCTTGGATGAAGACCGAGGTATGCCCGTTGAAGTTCGTGGAAGGAGAGAAAGCTAAATGGAATGCTATGGAGGTGATAACGGCCGATCATAACGATTTTAATATCGAGTGCCCTAACGATTCCTTTGATATAGGACTTACGGATGACGAGAGCGAGTTTTATCTAAATATTTTTGATCAGAAAATAGGTGATAAGATAGAAATCGTGTTATTTATCACCCATAAAGATGGTTTCCATGTCAAGGAGCATCATCTTGGATGTGGATGTATGGGAGACGTTTCATATAACAAACATCCTGACAATGAGAATAGAACTATATTTAGGATGACATTGGATACCTCAAAATATACGGAAGGTCATTTTGAGAAACATCTATCTCTTATGGGTTATACGAAGGATGATCCTGAACGTAATTTCAAACATTTCCCGCTACGTATTATAGGGGAAGCTTATAAGTAAATACTATGCGAAGTCCCGTAAGAAGTAAGATAGATGATCGTATCCATGCCCTTATTGTCATGGAAGTCGGATGCCGTGAGTTGCCTGAATATTCGTTGGGTGATATACTTTACTCCGCTTTAAGGAGGATAGCTAGGGCTAATGGTGGTAATGTCCGCTTCTTGCGGGATGTTAGTACCAGGGATTTATTGAGGTCTATAGACCAAAGCATCAGTGATGAGATTGAATTAAATAATAATGATTATAACGTGTGATTATAATGGAAGAGGATAAGGATATCAAAAAAGAGATCAGGGATTATCTTAAAGAAGAGGCGGATACTCATATAAGGCATTGGATAGCCATAAAGCGTGAGAGCAAGCGTCTGTATAGCGATATTGAAGATAGAACCAAGAAGATAGCCCTTAAATCATCCTCGTTGATAAAGGAGGATGATTTTGTCGCTCTTCATGAGATGACTCATAAGATACAGATGTTGAATATAGAGGCTGTAAAAGTCAATTCTAGGTTGATGTTCATAATCCAGTTGGCTACCAGCTTCGGTATGGATCTGGATTTCGATACGACATATGCGTCCACCGCAAAGAGCATTATGGAAGACAGAACGTCTGGATTTGTGTTTTATGATGACAAGGAACGTCTGAGATATGCTGATAAGGAGCTTGAAGATATGTTCCATGATATGAGTGTGACGGAAGTAAGTAAGATAGGTGTTGTTCAATCTTATAAGCTTCTTATGAAACAGTATAACGAGTTTAAGGATATGAAAGCCAATGCCACAGGGAAGACGAAAGCCGACGAGTAAGGACGCTGATCGGGTTAACGACAATCTTGAGGTCATAGCTAAGGCTATAAATGACGCTAAGATTTATATTGATAAGCATCCTTGGGACAAGGAGAAGCCGGAGGATATGGCTAGGGCATTTGACTTCATATCAAAATTAATCGATAAGATAAATACATGGAATGATTCTTATATGGAGAAAAGTGGGATTATGGATGTATATAGGTCTGTAAGCAATGTCCAGAAAAAGGAACGTAAGGGTCAGGTTTCTGGTGGAATCGAGTCTGTTTTAAAGGATATTATAAAATGAGTCTAAGCACGAGTCCAGAATTTTATGTAAACATGAAAAATCCTCCTGTATGGAACGATCTGTTCGGTTGGGAGGATCAGGATGACGATGTTAAGCAGTTCTTTAAAGAAGAGGCTTATAAGGTCAAGTACGGGGTGACTATCAATGGTACGTTCATCCCTCCATGGCTTTATTGGCATGTTAATTTCTTTCCCGTATTCCAGGATCTTCCAAACGGGGAACGTGTGCCAGCGATCAGTCGTTTGCGTGATAACGAATGGTTTTTCGCCGAGATGTACCAACGTGCCCGTATGGAGAAGAAAGGGTTGGGAATGTTTGGTACTCGTCGTTTTGGCAAGGCTCTTCTGGACTCGGAGCTGATATATACTCCTCATGGATCTAAGAAAATAGGATTCGCCGATATCGGGGATATCATATATGGTGATGATGGTAAGCTTACTACCATAGTGGGCGTATACCCTCAGGGATTCGTTGATACGTACAAAGTGACCTTTGAGGACGGTCGCAGCGTGGTGTGTTGCGGGCAGCACCAGTGGAAAGTCAAGTATCATGGTGATTATAAGGTTATGAGCACTATGGGTATCATCCATTCTGACTTCTCCAAAATAACTATAGATATTGGGGAGGCGGTAGATTTCCCTGAGCGGCGGTGGCTGATATCGCCCCAGCTCATGGGGTCTCTGGCCGCCTCCTTCCTTTGTGGAGCTACCGACAGGATCTTTGAGCTAAGCAAGAAGGAGATGGATGATGTCATTTATTCATCCAAAAAACAGAAAGAGTTGTTCATAAGATCGTTTATGAAGATCGCTTGTGGTATAAATACCGGTGACGATCGTTTTAAGGTCGTTTATAAAAGCGAGTATATTATATCCTTTGTAAGGAAAATATTTTGGTCTATGGGGTATTATTGTGTCATGGATGGTGACGATATGTATATATCTAAGACCCACGATAGGCTTAGGATATCTGATATAGATTATTACGGTAGATATAAGGCTACTTGTATTGAGGTCGATAATAAATCGCATCAGTTTCTTACTACTAATTTTGTCGTATCCCATAATACAACCATCATGTCATCACTTCTCCAGATGAACGCTACGATGACTATCGGTCTTAGTCATTCTGTAGTAGGATTCAGCGACAGTGACTTATCCAATATCGGCGAGTATTGTGAGTATGGTCTTGATCATGTGCATCCTTTTTTCAGGATCAACAGAACCAAGACCGACTGGAGTTCGGGCGTTACATTAGGCAAGAGGATGTCCAATGGTGTACGTGATATCCATGCCATTATCTCTATAGCCAACATCAACATGGGTAGGAAGACCTCCACGCAGAAGACGGCTGGTTTGACACCGGCTACGGCTATTTTCGACGAGGTTGGTAAGGGACCTATCAAGAAGCCGTACACGGCCGCCATGCCTTCCTACGACACGCCTTATGGCTGGCGTCTTAGCCCTATCTTGGCCGGTACTGGTGGTGAGGTAGAATTATCCAAGGACGCTCAAGAAATGTTTTCTGATCCCGAGACATATAACCTTCTGGTCATGGACTGGGATATCCTAAACCGTAGAGCCATGAAAGGAAAAACATGGAAAGAACGGAAATGGGCGATGTTTGTTCCGGGACAAATGGCAAACTCCGGTGTCAAGGTAACTATAGGTTTGGGTGATTATTTAGGAAAACCTGATGATAAGAAGCTTAATAAGATCAAGATTGACGCCACAGACTTCGAGGCTAGCACCAATAAGCTTAATGAGGAGCGGAAGAAACTATCTACAAAGGACAGGGTAGCCTATACCTCTCATACCATGTTCTATCCTTTTACGATTGATGACTGTTTTTTAAGCTCTTCTCAAAATCTGTTCCCGGTTGAGTACGCTATCAAGCATAAGAACGATCTTCTTGAGTCGGGTCAATATAGCGGCATGCTGTGTGATGTTTTTCTTGAATCGGGCAATAAGCTTGGTACTACGAAATCTAATAAACAGCTAGCTGGTTTTCCGTTTAGTGGAGGTGTTATTGACGCTCCTGTTCAGATATTTGAGATGCCTCAATCTAATAGGTTTGATGATTTTATATACGTAAGCTCGCTCGATCCGTATAAGCAAGCGAAGTCTGATACCCCTTCATTAGGAGCTTTTTATGTATTCAAAAGGCGTGTTGGTATTCGAGATCCTTATGCCTATAGAATAGTGGCTTCATACGTATCCCGCCCATCATCCATAGATCAGTTTTGCCGTACTTGTGAGGTGCTTCAGAAGGGATATGGTGCTATATGTCTTATGGAGAACGCTGACCAGATGTATGAGCAGTATCTTAATCGGAAGAGTGGTATGCCGGCATCTTTCTTCCTGTTTGCTGGTGAGGCAATAGCCAATAAGTATGTGAAGGCCGGCTCCCGGCAGAATAGCAAGTTAGGTCTATACCCTACCCCCGGTAACCAGAACCTGCTATTCTCGTGTGTCGTGGATTACTGTTGGCAGGATTTCGTTATCGGATATGACGATAATACCGGTCTTGATATAACGGTGAAGGGCATTGAGTTGATCGATGACATAGCTCTACTGGATGAAATAATACAGTACAAGTCCGGATTGAACGTCGATAGAATTATATCGTTTGGTCATGCTTTAGCTTTAGCTAGGTATTTTGACGATAACAATTACATGCCTAAATCGAAGATCGAGGAGATGAATAACGCCCGTAAGGAAGACGCTTATAAGCACCATGAGATATATGCCTCTGCCTTTGGATCGGTATCTATAGGTGCGTTTCGGTAGTTTAGTGTTGCTTAATAACTTATCTTTGCTAAAAACAAATTAGATTGACATGGAGATTTTCAATAGAGATCATTCGTTTCCTGCAAAAGGGGCGCTATTAGGATTACCTCCTCAGGCTATTTCCACGAAGAAAAAGAACAGGAAATGGAAAGAGGATTGTATGGACGCTCTTGAGGTGATAGGATTAAAACAATATGATCGTAACCAAATGTACCGTGACTATTATCTGATGGCGGATGGTAAGTTATCTTTTATGGAGATGGCGGATGTTATCCCACAGTTAAGAAACGTACAGAAGTTAAGGAGTGATATAAGGATACCCTCTTTCTTGAAGCATTATGATATCATAGGTGGTATCGTGAATGCCTTTGAGGGATGGTTGACGAACCTACAGGATAAATATACTGTTAACGAGGTAGGGGATCTGGCTATAAGCGAGTACGAGGATACGATGTCCAACTTACTTCACCGCCATATCCAAGAACAGTGGGATATTATAGTCAACCAACGTCTTGTTGAGGCCGGGCTTGATCCTACATACAATGAGTTTAATTCCGAGGAGGAACGTCAGGCTTACGCCCAGCAAATCCAGCAGGCCAAGGCGTCTATGACCCCTGACGATATCCAGAGGTTCATGAGCACCAGATGGAAGACGCAGGCGGCTGTATGGGGAGATCATACGATCGAGGCTGATCGTAGCAGGTTTTATATGGATGAGCTTGACAGGGAGAATTTCCGGGATCGTCTTCTTAGCGGAAAGATGTTTCGTAATCATTTCGTCGGTTTTGATTACTATCGACCGGAGGTGTGGAGTCCGATGGAGGTGTTCCATCCTGATGTAAAATATCCGCAATATGGATCTTATGTAGGCCGTCTTCATTATTATGAGGGTGTTGAGTTGATATCAAAATACGGCCATAAGATGACGGCCAAGGATAAACGCCGGATTATGGGCGGTGATGATGATTACGAGGGATGGGTATCCAATGACGGTACTAGGTATGATTGGAAGAAAAAGAAGCCGTCTATTACCGGTATGTATGAGAATGAGGTTATTCCATGGAAAGGATACCATGACTATGAGTCTATAGTCGCCGCTGAGGACTATTATGGTGTTCCTATGGGAGAGTACCATACCTTCGGCCCGGACGGAGAGGAACACACCCAGCCCCGCTTCTTGCCCCGCTTCCATCCCTTTGGCTATTTTAACTCTGACATGTCCAATGGAAAGAGATATGAGATAGATTCCCGTCTTTTTAGAGTCATGGAAGGATATTGGGTGTCCATGAAACCGGTATTTCTAATAACTTACATGACGGAGACCGGGATGGTTGATCAGGAGCTTGTAACTGATGAGTTGCTTCCGGAGTTCTTAGAGAAGAATGGCATAAAGAAAGTAAAGAGGGTTATGGCCGATGCTGTTGGTGATCCTGAGGTGAACACCTATATCTTGGAGTATGTGCCTGAGGTTAGGTTTGGAGTTAAGATTACTGGAGGTAATTTAATGGATAAGCCTATATATATTGGTGGGGATCCAATACCTCATCAGATACATGGTGACAGCAGTCTGTATGATTATGTCATTCCGGTTTCGGGATTTATAGGGGCTAGTCTCGCTGATCGCATACAGCCGTTCCAGATGATGTATAACCTTGCTATGAACCAGCTATACAATAACGCCGAGAAGGAGATCGGTAAGTTCTTCTTAGGCGACTTAGGATTCCTGCCTACGGAATATAAGGATATGATGGACAAGAAAGGGGCTTTGGCTACTTTCATGCAGATCGTTAAGTCTGTCTCGTTTATGGGTGTAGGTGGTAATGACACGAACAATCCTTACCAGAATCCGCAGATGAGTAGCATATATAACCAGTTTGGTGTATATGATCTTACTAATACAGATCAGATAAGATCCCGTATGGAAATGGCTTCTTACGCCTATATGATGGCTTATAGGATGATAGGTATATCTGAGCAGGCTATGGGTCAGTCAACGAGATACGAGAGTTCTACGGGCGTAAAACAGGGCGTTAATGCCACGATGTTACAGACCCAGACTTATTTTAATGACTTCGATGATTTTAAGAAGCGGACGTTGGATATCCATCTTGCCGTAGCTCAAATATGTCAGAAAGAGGGATATGATTGGACTGTGATGTACAGGAATAGTGATCTATCCTTGGCTTATGTTAGTCTTACGGATAATAGCCTATCGTTACGTCATCTTAATGTTATGGCTGTTTCTAATTCCAAGAAACGTCTGGAATTGGAGAATTTGAAACAATATATATTACAGACAAATACGTTAGGTAATGACTTACTTGATATCACTAGGATGATGAGCGCCAACTCAACGGCTGAGATGAATCAGATCGGAAGGGATGCTAGATCTTATGCTGATCGTGTAAGGCAAGAAGAATACCAGAATCAACAGCGACTTGTCCAGCAACAAGCAGAGGCCGAGCAACAGGCACGTAATGATGAGCATGAGAAGGATAAGGAGCTGGCTTATATCAAGGGCAACTTCGACTTAAGGGGTAAGAGCATAATGGCCGCCGGTCAAGCGGCTAGGACCGAGAACAACTCTGAAGGCATGGATTATGTCGAGGCTATGGCTGATAGGGCTTTAAGGGAAAGAGATCTTGATATCAAGGAAGAGGATATGAGAACCAGACAGGCTAATGCCGAGGCTGAGCGAAGATCTCGTGAGGAGATAGAAAAAAGGAAGTTGGAATTAAAAGAAAAGGAGATAGATTCTAGGAATAAAAGATCTGATACAGATAGGTTTACGTCTATAATAAACAAGAATTGATTACAAGTTTTGTAAATATTTTTACAAAATCTGTAATCATTTTGGCGTAAAATTCTGTCATATACTATAATGGGTTTGATTTGATTGGTAATTGTGTTAATGATAATTTTGTAAAAAGCAAAAAAGGAAATTGTATGAATGACATGGGTGATTTCGCTAAGGGTTTTAAGACCATGAGTGTCGAGGAACTTTTTTACCGTGGTGACGGTGATGGCGATAAGAATAATATCGAGGGTAAATATGATAAGGATGGTAATCCTATAGGTGATACCAAGGAAGAGCCTGCCGACGGCGGAGCGGCTGACGGTGGCGGGGATAAGGGCGGCGACGCTACCAACCCAGACCCGGGTTCTCTTGGCGAAGGCGGTGCTGATAATAATAACGTGGTATCAGGGTTTAACGGGAAATCTTTCTTGGAGAAGATGGCCGCAAGAGGCATCATCGACAGTATTGATAACCTTGATATTATGGTAGATGACAAGCCAGTCGATCTTTCTACTATCACTAAAGAGGATGATTTACTCGATATAGTGGAGGGATTGATCAAGGACAAGGCTGATGAGTTGTTGAAAGACAAGGTTGATACCGGCTCGATGTCTGATTTCATGAAGAAGATGATAGAGGTGGATAAGGCCGGTGGTAACGTTGGCCAACTATTAAGCCAATATCAGAGTATTCAGGCTCCGTTGGATAGCCTTGATATGAGTAATAAAAATGATCAGCTTGCGGTTATCCAGCATTATTATAAGATGTTGGGTATGCCGGAAGACGAGATAAAGGATAATATGGAGATGATGATCGGCAAGGGCGATGAGTTTATTGAGTCCAAGGCCAATAAGTTCCATGATATCCTGAAAAAGGAGATGGATAACCTTATCGAGGAGGAGAAGAAAAAATCCGAGAAAAAGAAACAGGAGTTGATTGAGCAGATGAAGATCTATAAGAAAGGTCTTAAGACGTCTATAAGCTCAGGATTTCAGTTGACTGACACGATGATAGGTAAGGCTGTCGATTTCGTTACCAAGCCGATAGACAATCAAGGTCATACGGCTATAGATAAAGCTTATTCGGAGGCTATCAAGAATCCGGACATGGCCGCTGATTTGGCCTTGTTCTTGATGAATAAGGACGAGTTCCTTAAACAGAAAACCAACAAGGCTAAGATGGAGGTTAATAAGAAGACCATCACTCTTCTTTCTGGCAATAAGGGAGGAAAGCAGAATAAGACTAATATCGATAACGATACTATAGAAGCTAACTTCCTTGATCTGAGTGGATCAAAGAGTGTATAACATTAAAAGATAGATAATTATGAATCATTTTTTAACAAAAAGTTTTCCGGCTACCGTGAATGGTGATAACGTTATTGCCTTCACCGATGCCAAGAACTATAAGACTTCGCTCGTAGAGCATAACTTAGGCTCATTGGCGAGCTGGTATTATGAGGATCCTGATAAGAATCATTTGGGTCTGTTGAATCTGTTCTCTAATATCGCTAATTACCCCGTTCCGATGTATATGGGTATGATTAATAACGGCGCTACGATCTCCGTTAACGGTATTGGAGCTTCTTTCCGTTATGATTTACCTGTTACAAAGACATTCGCTGTCGTTACGGCTGAGGATACTTCAGGTCATCATCTAAAACCGGGTATTGACGGTAGTTTGTTTGATATCGTTTTGAATACCTCTGAGTTTACGGCTTATGATGTCATCACCTATGACGCCGCTAACGGCTGTAATATCCTTATCTCAGGTGAGATCCCGTCTAAGACAGAAGGTGATTTGACACGTTATTGGGGTCGTGTTATCGGCGGAAAGGCTAAATACTTCCCTAAAGAGAAATTACGTCCGGGTATCCGTTACTGGAAGATCGGTCATGCTCTTGGAGAGTATAGCACCCAGTTCTCTAAGGTATCTGGAGCTGACAAGGCCGGTTCCATGACCTGTGAGTTTCGTTTAGGAAACCACCGTGGTGTTGAGGGTGAGACAACTATGTATGCTGGTATGAAGTCCATGCAGGCCGCCCAGAACAGCACTTCAGAGTTTGTGGAGACCGCTCTTCGTCGTATGAATGCCATGAGAAGTGAGTATGAGGGTAATATTCCTGATTTGGCTATTATCGGTAAGACTGTTAATGGTAGACTTGATTTGCGTACGGCTAAGGTAGCCTCTACGTTGGAGGTGTTCTGTATGGCTGAGTTGGTTAAGTTGGAGGCAAGACAGTTGATGTGGCAAGAAGGTGGTGTTATCATGGATCAAAATGGTCCTATCCATTTGAATGAAGGTATCTATCGTCAGCTTCGCCGTGGTTACACTATCTACTATAGCCGTCCGATGGGTATTACTAAGGACACGCTTATGGCTGCCGCAGCTTATATTTTCCGTGGACGTCAGGATCTTCCTATTACGGAGCGTAAGATTAAGTTCAAGGTAGGAGCTATGGCTATGATCAATTTAGAGAAGTTGATTAGAGAATCTTTCTTCACTACATTGAGTAATTTAAGCTGGGGTATGGGTAGTGACCGTATGCTGCCTTCTAACCCTATCTCTGGTACTAATGACGCCATGATCTTAGGTCCGGTTCAGGTTAAGGGAGCTTTCATCCCGGGCATCGGTAATGTTGAGTTCGAGCATGATCCTTCTTTGGATTACGCCGACATGACAGATCGTAGCGAGTTGGTGAATGGCATGTATCCTAGATCCTCTTATTCTTGTATTATCGAGAATATCACTGACGCTGGATCAACTAACGCATATTCCGCTATTCCTAATACGGCTAACGCTAAGTTAGGTAATATGAATAACAACGTATTCTATATCAAGCCAGAAGGTGTAAGCATGTGGTGGGGTTATGAGTACGGTCGTTGGGCACACAAAGCCAACGGTAATGAGATCGTATCATCCTTGCCGGGTATGAAAGAGCAATTCTGGTGTCATTCCGCTTCCGCAGCATGGGTTATGGATAACAGTAAGTTCTTGATTATCGAGCTTCAACCGAACTACTTCGGCTAAGTTTTTTCATATATGTAATTTGGTTTTTAGAGGGGAGGATATTCCTCTCCTCTTTTTTTAAAGTAACGCAAAAAGGAAATGAAAGAAATTTTAAAATCAAGGAAGGTATTGGCCGAGGTAAACGGTTTCAATATCATGTCAGATACCTTATATGAGGTTGTAGGCAAACACGATGGAAGTGCTCCTCAGGCCTTTCAAGACGCTAATATAGCTAAAGCTCCGTTCCCGGAGAACGCCACTCACGTATGTTGCCCTTGGGATGATTTCTCCAAGGCCTATAACACCGGTTTTTATCCAAGATCAAGATGCTATAATGGTCTTGACAAGAATGAGATCGACAGGCTCGTCAAACAGCGGGTAGATAATATCATGAAGCCTTTCGAGGAAATGTCGCAGATGGATCTATCTCAAACCAATTTAGAATTTTGGGATGACGCTAAGGATAAGATCTTCATGGGTAAGGTTTATAATACGGCTAATACCGTAGATCTATTTTATTTATATCTGGCTGTATTTTCCGGCATGTTGACTCCTCAGGAAATGGATGGAGATCCTGTCTTCATGAACTCCATGTTCTGTTTCGTGGAGAAAGACAATATGAAGGATTTCGTTCAGCAGCGTGAGATCAATAAGATGAACATCAGCTATAAGTTTATCAGCGCCCTTAAGAAAGGCGGCGACGATCGTCAGGCTGTCATCGATCTTCTTCTTTACATCGGTATCGTAACTCGCCCGGATTTCACGGAGGATGAGTATTATACAGGATCTCTATCAAACTGGATGAATGAGAAGAAGACCAATGTCGATTATCTGCTTGATATCTGGGATCGGTCATTGGAAGGCGATTTCAAGGAAGTTCTTGAGTTTTACCGTATCGTAAACGTCCTTCAACGAAATGGTCGTATCAATATGACTCCATCCGGATTACAATATAATGGCCAGATCATAGGACCTGACGTTCGGACATCCGCTGAGTTCTTGGCTACCAAGAAAGACTTCATTAACATAAAGGCTGATGTATTGGATGAGTATGAGGAGATTATATCTATGTCTAATATCGATGATAAGTCCAAGACCAAGAAGGTTAAGGATATTAAGAAGAAGGATGACGTAGAGGAAGGTGATAAGGTTAAGGAGGAATAGCGATGACAATCCAAGAAGCGTATCTAAGGTCTTTGCAGAAGAACGAGCAGAATCTGGCCAATGGCGGGATTAAGCTGGATCCGGGAAGGTTCGTGCTGTTGTTCAACGAGGCCCAAGACCGGTTGGTTAAGTACTATCTAAATAGGAAGGATGACGAGACTATACGCTCCATCCAAAACCTTCTTGTTTATTGGATGTCGTTGGATAATGCGGGTAGGATGGATGACCCTGAGTCTACGTCCTTTAACTTACCTGACGACTATCTATGGTTCTCTAACATAAAAGGAGTTTTCTCATACAAAGGGTGTGAGGCCACTGATTTCGTTATGTGGGAGGCTAAGAACGAGAATATCCATGAGCTTCTTGGAGACGAGAATAACCGTCCTTCTTACGACTACCGTGAGACATTCTACTCCATAGGGAACGGGAAGGTCGTGGTCTACGAGTCAGGCTTCCGTACCGAGGAGGTTAAGATGACGTACTACCGCCGTCCTGTCAGGGTGGACCTATCGGGGTATATCAACGCCGCCGGTATCCAATCCACGGACATCGACCCGGAGCTGCCCGATCCTTTAGTGGAGGAGATTCTGGACATGGTCGCTAAACAATTCAACCTTAATGAGAATGAATTGTATAGATATAGAATGGATAAGGATAATGTGGCTTCTTTTAAATAAACAACGTTAGTTTGATAGAAAGACCTGCCTAGAAATAGGCGGGGCTTTTTTTTATTTCATGGTATGTGTGTTTTTGCTTTTTTATTCCTATATTTGCATAATATTTAATTGTGTAAAATATTATGATATGATTTCAAGTAGTAAAATTTTATTCGGTGTACCTATTAGATGTGATGAAGAAACATCATTTATGTCTTTGACTGACTTGCAAGAGGCTTATTTAAGAAAGAGGATCGTAGAAGGATGGAGTGATAAGAGGATAGAGGGAATTTTATCCAATAGGAATAGTTCTGAGCGTATATATTATGTTATAAAAGACAAGTATATAAGAGGTATATCTTTATCAAGTTTTATTAATGACGTAAACAATACCTCTCTTGTCAAGACATTAAAATCGCTTGGGGTGTATAAATCTACCGGTAGAGGATCGAATAGGTTGGTTATGTGTGCTAAAGAGATATGGATGATGGTCGCCATGGAATTACATCCATCTATATATAATGAATGTATAAAAATGTTTGGAAGATCAGATATAAGCAATGACGCTATTATATATATAAGGGGAGGAAACGAGTATAGTGATATGTATAGGTATCTGTCTTCATTTTTTAGCTCCGATGATATTGAGAGAATAATTTTTGCTATAAATAAGACTGTTACCGGTGAATGTGATAAGTTTTTATACACCAAGCAAGAATCGGAAAGGATTGTTTGTATTCAAAAGGATATATGTAAGTTTATAAAAATGGGTATATTCGAATCTGTCGATGATATAATTGATATATTGGTAAATGATGTAGATGATGATCATGATTGTAATATATTCACCTATTTGGCTGTCGATGGTTTAAGTAAGGATATTAAAATAGGTAAGACGTTTAATGTAAAGAAGAGAGAGAGGGATTTAAGATGCGCTAATCCAAGGTTAAGTATCATAGCTTGTGTAAAAGGTGATATAGAGAGATGTTTGCATGATAAGTTTTCCGACAAGAGGATTTCAGGAGAGTGGTTTTCATTGTCATCTAATGATGTTGATAATATTATAAATGAATATGGATTTGTTTTAATAGAGTAGCTTTACAAAAAATGTAATCCGTATTAATATTTATATACTCATGGCTGTACTTTATTGTCGTGATCGTCTTTATTATTATGTTTGCGTTAGGTAAATAATTTTTTTAAACTAAATATTGATAATATGTTGCACAGACCGCAAGACCGGGTACTTTTCGTATCCCCACACGCTAAGATGGTGGATGTTGATTCCATCTTCTTGAAGGAAGGACAGATCGGTATTTACGATACTAAAGATACTTCCGAGAACGGTTGTAAGGCCGTTACTGATTTTACCGGTAAGCCTCGTAATGATAAGCGTTATGAGATCCGTATCGGTCGTAATGAACAAGCGGCTTCCCGCTCTATATATGATAAGGATTTTTCCACGCCTTTGTTCTCGTTGAATGAGATCACCGAGATTTACGCTTCCTGGCCGAAGAAAGATCATGCTTATGTCGATGATGTTATCTTAGGATACAATGGTGTTTCTGATGACACGGCATTCTCAGTTTCCAAAGGAGACCGTATCGCTATCCGCTTGGTTCTCGCTGGTCGTGCCTTTGAGCTTCTTGGCTATGAGGAGGGTCGTGTAGAGATCAATGACGCCATTCTTTTGGATGATTGTGATAATACGCCAAATCAATGCGAGGAGTGCGATCCTTGCGAGGAGGTTGATTTGTTACCCGCCGTATTGAAGTGTATCGAGCGGATGAAGAACCAGCCTATCGCTGGAGGTGGTAAGGTGTCCGATTATATTGATATCACTCCGGTCACAAGATGTACTAACGAGGCTACTGAGCCTGATACGGAGGATGTCAATTTCTATTGCATGGAGGTATGCGATACTGGTGATGATCTGGCCTTGGCTGAGGTTCGCGCCCAATATCCGGGGTTGAAGATCGTACGAGAGACTATTGAGGGTAGCATGTCACGTTATAAGGTTATGAAGAAAGGGGCTAAACCTGCTGACTATACCCAACGTCTTATCTCTATCATGAAAGGATGTACAGATTGTCCTCCTAATTATACGGAAGTTAAGGGTGGTTATCTTTATTCTATTTCTTTGGAGGATGATGGTGTTGATATGTCTACTACGGTAGAATCTTTACCTAACGTGGTAGCTGATACGGTTAATAAGATGAGCCAGATCAAGGGATCGGGTTTGTATATCGCCGCTACTTCAAAGAAATTGACGGATGAGGAGATCTCTACTTTCGTGGAGGCCAATCCTACGGCTATTATCTACTATGTGGCTAAGACATCCGATATGTGTGAGAATCCTACGGTTCGTACCGCTTCTTGGTCGGCTTGTGGTTCTTGTAAGGTATCCACCGAGAAGTATTATATCACGATCCCGGATGATGAGTGCGGAAACAGTGCGTTGGAGGAAATCAAACAGGCTTTCCCGGAACTGGAGATCACTGACTACGGTACTCCTGCGGCTTGCCAGCATAGCTTCCAGACAGAGGTATATACCAATATGTTGTGTGATGAGTGTGACAAGGTGTTCGAGGGATTCTTCACCAGCAATGCTCCGGCTTCCTATCGTAACCGTATGTGGAAGAAATTGGAGTCGGCTCAGGAACTTGGTACTAACTGCAAGTGCGGTATCCGTTTCCGTGGTAAGGAAATGTTATTATCTCCGTCAGAGTGCTTGATGGATAAAATGACTTATGTAGAGGATAGCGTTGAGATCGTTGGCGCTAGCGGAGGTTATCCTGATTCTCTTGACGAGGGGTCTCCTATCTGGTGGGATCAACTTAATTTCGAGAGACTGTCCAGCAAAGCACCACGTACTCATGTCGGCGGTAATATGATGGATGACGAGTTGAAGGGCTATGCTCATTTCAACGGTTTCCCGAAACATCAGGATTTCATGGGACGGACATTCATGAACGAATACAGCCGTGTTGAACAAACAGCCCAATACGTGGACTTCCAGATCACGATTAATCCTCATAGATACGCTCAGGGATTCGGAAAGGTTATCGCCGATGATCCGGTTAACCTGATCTTACGTGTACGCTATGGCGCTCATGAGGGTGTTCAGGAGATGATCAATATGATCGGGGCGGCTGCTGGTCTTGGTCCGGCTATCGTAACCGAGCCGAAATAAAGAACCTTTTTTGCGTTCATATATTTCCTAAAGGGGAGAGATTCAATTCTTTCCCCTTTTTTATTAACTTTGAGGCATAAGAACTTAAATATTGTAGTATGTCCGCGATTAATGAGTATTTAAAGAGACTGGCTTCTATATTCGGAAGCATGGGTTTCTCCGTTCCGCCAGATGACTTCTCAGGTGTTGTTATAGACGGAAAGACGTATCCGGTCATGATGAGGAATGACGGGTGTTACGTGTACTTCGATGATAAAGGAGTAAAGAGACTTGTAAGCGAGGTTCCTAAAAAGGACTATCAGTTCATTAACATCAAGGACGCCCGTGTGTCGATCGTCAACCAATGTTATCGTACTCCGGGAGGTCAGGTAGAGGCTCGTATCCATACCTATATGAATAATAAGGGTGAGATATTGGCCGAGAAGATATTTATCATCAACTCTTCAGATGTTGATACGCCTATTGGTACGGAATTGGATAAGATTCCTACCGAGTGGGTAGCTATAGATTGTAGCATAGCGGAGATGACCGATCGGGAGTTGATATTCGTAAGTAAATGTTACGCCACGGAAGGGGGCAAGGTCCAGATCGAGGGCGTTGAGTCGGTAGACCCCCGCCTGAACCCGGAGGTATCCCATTATGAGGTGGTAAATACGACTGACGATAGCAATCCTATCGGTACGGAGTATGATAAGATACCCGATACATGGAGTCGTATAGTATGTGATTTCCCGGACATGACCCAAAGGGAGATAATACCGGTGCTTAAATGCTTTGATACCGGAACCGGAAGGGTGCAGATAGAGGGATATAAGATATTTGATTACGAGATGGGTACCAGAAAGGAATGGTATCGCGTCAAGCAAAGTACCGATCCTGAGAATCCGGTAGGTAAGTTTATCACCAGCATAAGCGATGACTGGGTTGAGGTCGTTTGTGACTTCACGGATATGGAGGACCGGGATATTGAGGTAACTGTAGAATGTTATAAGACACCGGCCGGTAAGGTGAAGCTGGAGGTTCTCACGTCATGGGACGGGAATATAGGAGTTAGGGATAAGAACTATAAAGTCCTGGAGACTACCGACCCGTCACAACCTGAGGGCGCCAGCTTCAGTTCCTTGCCAGATACGTGGGTAAGGACTGTCTGTGATTTCGACGATATGGAGGAGCGTGACATCCGGTCTTATGTCGAGTGTTATGACGGAGGCAATGGCAATGTCAAGCTTCGTAGGCTGGTTTCTTATGACTCCAAGATAAAGGCAAGATACGTCCGCTTCGAGGTGCTTGAATCGGATGACGCCGGCTTCGTTCCGGGGGCCGAACTAGCTACCCTCCCGGACGGATTCTCTTTGGTGTCTTGTGATTTTACGGATATGGAAGATAGGATGCCTATTGATATCGAGGAGTGTTACAAGACATCAGCCGGAAGCGTGCGTATGAGACATGTGGTGTCTTATGACGGTGATCTTGGGAAAAGAAACCAGTTCTGGGAGATTGTGGACTCGTCTGATAATAGGTATGGGCTAGGAAATAGGATAAATAATATCCCTGCGGATTTTATCCGTGAAAGGTGTGCTCTAGAAAGGTTGGATGATCGTATTACCAGAAATGCGGTAGAATGTTACTCGACACAGGGAGGATCGGTAAGGATTAAATCCACTTACGTTATCAACCCTTTAAATCATGTTAGGTCGTATAATCATCATGTATTGAGTTCTACAGACAATGATATCCATGTTGGTACTCAATATACCTCTTTGCCATCTAATTTCACTCGTATCGAATGCGAGGAGCCGGATTATATGGATCGACTTATCGATACCACTGAGACTTGTTATGATACCGGAAAGGGTACGGTTAAGATCAGGAGACAGGAGTCGTTGAACGGAAATTTGGATGTAAAGACTTTCGACTATAAGATCGTTGAGTCTACCGACACCGATCATCCTATCAATACTACCCCTACGCAGACGGTTATTAACGGCTGGACGGTTATCAGTTGTGATCTTAATATCATGGACGTGGATGATTGTTATGAGATCGGTGGTCATAAGATACATTTGAAGGGATTCAGGACAGTCAATCCGGCATTGCAGGATATTAAGTCTATATTGTATGTCGTGTACTCTGATCATCCTGATTATAATGTAGGTGATGAGCTTACGTCTATACCGGATGGGGCTAAGGTGACGATCTGCGATTACGCGGATAAGAGCCAAAGACATATGGTTCCGGTGCGAGAGTGCTATGAGGTGGCCGATGGCCGGTTCTATGTGGAGGGGAGCCGGTTGATTGATAACAATATGGTCGTAGAGCGGACGTCGTTGATGGTGATGGAGTCATCCTCTACTACCTACCCGGTGGGGACTACGCTGACCGCCATTCCTGTTGGCGCTACTATCGTGGCTTGTTTATGTCAAACCTGTTAATCTGAACGGCTATGGTTAAAGTATGTAATGATTATTTTATGATTGACGCCTTAGCTGGAGGTCAGGTCGTAAGAAAAAGGAAATATCGTCGTGAGAATACGATGATAGGATATAAGTGGTATGATTATAATGGGGTCGAGGTAACTGACCCCATTGAGATATCACGTCTTGACGGATTGGCTACTAAGCATCAACGTGTTGATGAGGCTTATGATGATCATGCCATTTTCATGTCGTCAACAAACTACGTTAACAGCGTTTCCGGTATACCTATGGATAAGCATATGGTTGTCGTTGAATGGAGACCGGATAGCGAGCAAGGTTTTGTCACCATGGCTCATAATGAGGGTCTTGACGGGGACAGCTATTATATAGTTGTTATCAATGCCGGAGATAAGCAGGCTACGATCTACACCCCCGTGGACCCTGAGGATCCAAAGGATGGGACTTCCCGTGCGGTTGATGGCGATAACGTCTCTGTTGGTGGATCATATGTCTCTATATCTCCCAAGCAAGTAGAGAGGATAAGGGCTACTTTCCGTGATGGTAAATGGTATTATGAGTTGGTCACGAAGACATATCCTAGTAATACCGGAGGCATTAAGATCGGGGATGTCGATTATGTTACTTTCAGGTATTTATGGGATGAGAGTTCGGGAAGGGACTTGGATACGATGACGGAGGCTCTCAACTCGAATGTCCCGACTATCGACAATCTTGGTGTTGGTTATAATGGCCCCGGTAACGGTGATGAGTCCGTAAGGAGCGTGCTTAAATGGGGTGGTGATAACACCGGGTCTGGCAAGGAGTGCGTTTGGATGTCGGTAAAGGATTTAAGGGCGCAGTATTATTCCACATTGCCGGATGAGACGCAATTCATGGCTTATGCTACATGGTTTGCTTCTATAGGTACAGGTAAATGTTCTTTTGAGCTTGTGGGTTACAAGGGTGGTACTATGAGCCAAGACGGATATAATTTCATCAATACCGGTGGATCTGTGGTGTATCAAAATACGTATGATTTTGTTTGTCATACTGGTAAGGGTTCATCTACGTATAAGACATCCTACGAGAAGGTGGCTCGTGTTACCTACAATAAGCTCACTAACGAGGTTTATATGTCCATCGGTGACGCTATAGATCAGGAGGATAATTATGATAAGTTAGAGCGAGAGATCAATAATATAAAGGAAAGACTTAGCGATGTCGAGAGCGAGTTGGCTGTCGTAAGACGTATAGCTGAGGGCAAGAATGCGGCGTATATCTTTGATACGGTCGATGCCATGAATGAGTGGCTGGCGGTTCCGGAGAACACGGCTAAGCTCCGTGTGGGAGACAGCTTCTGGATCAGGGAGCAGGAGGTACCTGATTATTGGTGGGACGGAACTCAGGCTTTAGAGCAGGAAGGCCCGAAGGTTGATTTATCTCCTTATTATACGAAAGACGAGATTAATAATATTGTCAATGATATCAATCAGAAGATAGAGGATAAGAGTACGTCGATTATCTTCGATACCTATATCCAAATGAAATCTTTCGTAGACGATCCTACTAACGCCGATAAGCTTAAGGAAGGTACCATCTTGTTGATACGAGATAAAAACGTACCTGATTATTATTACGATGGTGCTGGGATAGTCAAGATGGAGGCTGACGTAGAGCAATGTCTTTACGTTACTTTGTCTAACAAGCCTACGGAAAGCACTATAAGTTATACCCAAGATCGGGAGGTAACTAATTTCGCTCCGGGAGCTATAGCTAGGTGGATTGACGCTGACGGGAATAATGTGTTTTATAAGCTTGTAGAGATAGTAGGTGGTAAGGCTAAGTGGATTACCCTTATCGATACTAAATACGGTAATGTGACGCTACAGAGCACTTACGACAAGAATTATGAGATCGTAAATATCGTATCTGGGTCTAGGTTACAGGCTATAAATAGCGAGAAGAATGATATCAAGTTTGTTAATAGCGCTACGGGTAACGTGACTGTCGTGTTGAATGGTACTGTATCAGGGGGAGCCAAGAAGCTGGTGAGTATGCTGGCGGTGAACGAGGTAGTCTTGACCCCCGGAGCGGCGGTGTCGTTTACCCGGAACGGCGATGAGTTCGTGCTCACGGAGTTGTTTGGCGTTACTATCTTCCCGGATCTGGCGGATGCCAACCGTGAGGGAGAATGGGTGATGAGCGTAGGAGTAACCGGTAAACCGATCCTTATGGAGGTAAAGGAGATGCGTAAGTGGGATGAGAGTATAACTAAGGAGCTTACTATAGATGAGCTTAACGAGAAGTTCCCTAACGTGGATATCGGATTCGCTGTCGTATGCAAGACCATCAACAAGGTATATGAGATGGTTAACGGATACAAGGAATGGGTGTCTTATGATATAACCTCAATTAGTTGATATGGGATTTTTAGTAGGATATGATACGGCCCTGTCCTCGGTGACGTTTTATGTTAACGAGGATAGGTTCCCTTGTTATAATGGGAAGGATGCTGATTATGTGCCTGATCCGATAGTAGATTATGATGCTTTTAATCGTAATCTCAGGTTCTCGGCAAACAATCCAGGATTCGTGGACGTCGATTGGGGTGACGGGACAAAGGATCAATACCCTTTGGTCAAGATATCTGACGGTAGTTATAGGATAGTATTCAGGTCTTTAGATATTGAGTACAAAAAGAATCCTGACGATACTACATGGTGGTATAGGAAGGAGGATGGATCTCAGTATATACCGGTTCCTCCACATAAGTATAGCGATATCAGGCGTAGGGAGGTTACGATGAGGTTCTCTAACGTAATCGATGGGGAGTTCAATATGGAGGGTATTGTCCTCCATGAGTTTCCTGTAGTTAATCTACCTAATATAACTTATTTGGCTATGGTCAGGTCCGTTCTTAAAAATGGTGATATCCCATATGACAGGATAAGCAAGAGCGTTAATCTTCGTAATATACAGATGGGGTCTTTTTCTCACCCTGGTGTTTGGGATAATTGGCCGGAGGGGTTTTTAAAAATGAAAAGATTGAAGTATTTTGGGTGTAATTTCGTTTTTAATTTCGCTGATAATCCTGATTCTAATTGGAGAAGATTCTCTGAATGGAAGAATCTTACTGAATTTAACTTCAACTTGTGTAACATCCCTTCTTATGATCCGGCTTTTAATTCTATTCCAGCAAAAGGTATAAGCATTATAAGCAATCGGAATAATATACCTGTATTTGATGAGGTGGATAAGGTTGGAGATGATAAGACAGGCGTTACTTTTATGGGTGGTAGCTCATGGAAACAAGATCTAGTAGAAGGTAAGTTGAATAAGATTCAGGGCACGTATTGTAATTCAGGCACGGTACCGGTAGACGATCTCCCAGATTGGTTGTATGAGGTAAGGGAATTTAGGATATGGACTTTGCGTGATGGTGGTACATTTATAAATACGCAGGAGAGGGCTGATACGTTCGTTAACACGTTTTATGATAAGATAATGTCGTGGAGTTATATAACGATGTCACAGACGGCTTCTGACGGTAATAGGAATCAGTTTTATAAACTCACCTTAGATTTATATACTTCCGCAGCTCCTACCAACAAGAGACCATCTGGCGTTTATCAAGCCCCTGAGGGGTTTGTTAAGGGTGTTAGCAACGGTAATCCTACGACGCCTATGGAGAAGGTGTATGTGCTTACCAATAACTACGGGCAGACATGGGTCTTGGCCCCTGCCCCGGCTTCTAAGGCCGCCCTTACGAGGGCAAGGCGGGCTGGGAAGGCTAGGATCACCCCTTTCGTCCTTGGCGTAAAGGACGGCCATGTATCCGTGTTCGGCGGAGATGTATTGGATGATAATATGAGTAAGTATAATTTCGCTGACAAATACGAGGCTATAGATATCTGTAACGATCTGGGATTGGATAGTTCACCGGTTGTCGAGTATTTCAGGAGAATAGAGGAGGGAGAGGTATGAGGCTGATATGTAAGGATACGAATAAAGGCTCTATAACATTTTTTACTAAGGGTAAATATGCTTTTAGGGGCGTTAACAGGAATGATACTACTGATGATGTTCCTGATCCTATATTGGATGGTAATAATTATAATGAGACTATAGGATTTTATTCTAATGCTCCCGGCATGTGCGAGGTTGATTGGGGAGATGGGAGTAAAGAGCAATTCCCTTTTGTAAGGGCTAGGAGTGGATCTATATATGGTCAATACAGGTTGATGTTCAGGAGAAGGGATATAAGTTATCATAAGAATCCCGACAGTCACCCATGGTGGTTTTATAAGGATGACGGGAGTGAGTATATCCCTGTCCCTAATCATACTTATGATGATGGCATGGATAAGGAGCGTGTGATATCCATGTCTTTTACCAATGATGTTACGATGATGGAATCCTATAGGATTATGATGGTAGGTTTCCCTATACTTGATATGCCTAGCCTTATCAATATAATTATAAGTATTCCTGGGGATCGTACCATAACAGATATACCAAAGGATAGGATAATGAGATCGGTAAATATAGAGCGTATAACATTAAGTGAGTTTGGTGTGGATACGTTGACGTCCATCCCGGAGGATTGGAATAGACTAACTAAATTGAAAGGTCTGAATTTGTCCATGTCTATTGACTTTAGTGATACCGAAGCTTCCAATATAAGGAAATTCCCTTCCATGTGGCCTAATTTGGAGATATTGCATTTAGCTGGTGGAAGGGTAAGGTTATATCCTAAGGAATGGTTATCATTCAATAATTTAAAAGAATTGTATTTAAGTCCTGGTTATGCCACATCATCGTTTGATCCTAACACATGCCCGGCTATGGATGAGGTGGATAGGATAAATTCTAGTTTAAAGATTTTCAGTCATATAAACAAATGGTATGGATCTGTTGTAAGTTGGCATCCGTATATGAGTGGTAAGGGGTTGGAAAACATTGAGAGTCTCGACGCTTCACATAGTTATAGTAATATAGATGTAAGTAATCTCCCGGATTATATATATGAGATGAGGTCTATGAATAGCTTTTATATGCATTTCTGCTTGTCAACCCAAAGTCGATGTGATACGTTTATATCAACATTATATGATAAGGTAATGGGGTTTAATTATCTCACTATGTCCTCCTCTGCTTCTGATGGCGAAAGGAATCAGTTTTATAGATTGTATTTACTTATGTATTCGGCTTCCAGTCCTTCTGATAAAAGGCCTAGTGGCGTATTACAGGCACCTTCTGGTTTTATAAAGGGTCAGTCTAATGGCTCTCCGTCGACTCCTATGGAGATGGTTTATGTGCTTATGAATAATTATGGATGGAGGTTTAGTATGGCGCCAGAGGCTTCGGTGTTAAGGTCAATACGATCTTCTGATATTGACACGAGGTCGTATAAGCCATATAAGCTTATCGTATTTGACGATGGGCGTACCTTTGTAGGCAATGGAGATGTTTTAGCTCATGATACGGATAAGGTATTATCGTTTGGGGGTCAACCAGAAGGGGAGTATTTATGTGATTCTATGGGATTGGACAGGAATGTTATTGTAGAATATTTTAACAAGATAGGTAATGGCTAAGACATTATATAAATATGAGGCATCATCCAACAAGTTCGTGTGGTTCACCACATGGGATAGGGCACTTAGAAATTATTATACCGATGATTATAATTATGTACCCGATCCTGTCGTTGATAATCCTTTTAATTCGTTTGTTGAGTTTAGATCCAGAAAGCCCGGTATGGCTAATGTGGATTGGGGGGATGGAATAAAGGAGCAGTTTCCTATGACCAAGGTTCAAGGGGAGGATAATTATCGTATTATATTCCGTTCTTTGGCAATACAACACAGGAAAAATCCAAATACTACGTGGTGGTTCAGGAAGGAGGATGGATCGCAATACGTACCTGTGGATAATCATGCTTACGCTGATGGGAGGAGGGACGTACAACGGGCTGTATCGATAGATTTTACTTGTGATATTTATTATGCCAATATTCAAACTTGTAAGATGACGGCTTTCCCGATCGTAGATATTCCGGGTCTTGAATTTTTGGTCGTATCGCATACGCTGTATGTTAATGACGGTATACCTGTAGATAAGTTGTCAAGATCCAAAAAATTAATTTATATTGATCTTCAAAATGTAGGTGCTAGAATGACAGCGATGCCCAAGGCTATAACCAGTAAAACTGAGGTATATTATTTAAGCATGTTCAATATGCTTGATCTTAGGGATATAGAATCTAGCGGGATAAGGAATATAAAAAATATGAAAAATCTTCAAACCCTTGAATTGTCTTCATGTTATTTGGATAGGTATATAAAGGAGTTTAATGATCTTCCTAAATTAACTTCGTTGAATATAACTCAAGGCCCTTCTGATATGTGGAATTATTTTGATATAAACACCCTCCCTTTTTTTGAGGTAGATAAGATAAATCCTAACATTACTGATTTTATTTTTTTAGATGACTGGAAGAATGGAGAGAGGAGGACGGGTTGGAATGATGATAATATGTCGGGTAGAGGATTGGATCATATTACTAATTTTTACGCTTCTCATAGTAATGGTATTAGAGTGGATAAGCTGCCAGATTATATTTATGAGATGAGGTCTATTACATGGTTTGGGATGAATTGTTCCACTCATAGCCAAAAAAGATCAGATGATTTCGTAAACTCCTTCTACGACCTTGTGGTGGGATGGGATCAGATTACCATGACATCTGTGGCCAAGGACGGGAAAAGGAATCAGTTTTACGGGCTTAGTGTATCTATGTACGGCAGTATTTATCCTGACGAGAACCAACGTCCTACGGGGCAGGAACAGGCTCCGGAGGGGTTCGTGAAAGGCCAGTCCAACGGATCTCCCGCTACGCCTATGGAGAAAATATATGTATTAAAAAATAATTACGCCCAGAAATGGACGATAAAACCGGAATAATATGCTTAATATTAGTATTTTAAAATATAAATGGGGGGGGGGTAAAATCCTGTTTGCTTTATGATGAGAAGAAGGATGCTACCCAAGGTGAAGATAGTAGAGGTATTCGAGGAACTGTCCCCTCAGGATAATGGATATTGGGAGGTTCCTGATGGGGTCTATGAGGTTGAGTTCGCGTTGGTCGCCGGAGGTCTTAATGGAGAATATTCCGATGTATATAATGCCGGGAGTGGAGGTAACGGAGGTGGTGTACTGACTGGGACTATATCCGTAAATCCAGGTGTTACATATAGGGTGGTTGTAGGAGATATAGGTGGTGATAGTATATTCGGTATATATCAGGCTATTGCCGGTAAAGGTGGAAGAGGCGGATATGGAGTTGAAGGGGATGGTCATGATCCTTCCCCGGGAAATCCAGGGCAAGATGGATCATATGTTTTTAACAACAAATATCCTGACCGATACCCTTATCCTATGGGCGCTGGTGGTGGATCGGGAGCTTATACAAGAGGATGGGATATAGGCTTTTTATCCGGAGGGAAAGGCGGAAATCACGGAGGAGGTGATGGAGCTGGAGCTAAGGATGTTGAGGGCGCTATTATTAATGGCGAAAATGGAGGTAATGCCACTTATTATGGTGGTGGCGGAGGAGGAGCCTCTAAAGCGTCTAATAGTGGAGCTACGAGCGGTCGAGGAGGATCAGGTTATCGTGGTATTATTATTTTGCATTACTTTAAAAATTGATAATATGAATAGAAATGATATTATAAAAGAACTAGGTTCGTATTTTGATATAGTGGAATTGGTGTGTCCTCATACATACAATAAGTGGAAGGACAGATCGTGGCAGTTTCTTGATACTGCTTTTCTCCATAATCTTCTTATATTACGGAGGGATATAATCAAACAGCCTATGTATTGTAATAATTGGGACAAGCAGGGGCAGTTTTCCCAACGTGGTCTTAGATGCAACATCTGCCAGATAGTCAAGGATAAGAAAGATGTTTATCTATCCGCTCATGTGTTGGGTAAGGCTGGGGATTTCGATGTCAAGTCAATGACGGCGGAACAGGCTAGAGGCTTGATTTTGGATCATCAAGATATGTTGCCATATCCTTTCCGGCTTGAAGGGAAGGTGGGTTGGTTGCATTTTGATAGCCTTGATACTAGGAACGGTATACATGCTGTGGTGTTTTAGGTGCTTAATGGTATAGTAGTTAACTTTGCGAGTAGGGTATAAAATGAAAGACAAAGACATGATAGAGCGAGTAGGGGCTTTGTGGAATATTGCGCTTGCGTATGGTGCCTCTTGTTGGGTTTACTTCCAGCCAGTGCATCATTTATTGACCGTATTACTTATAGTATTAATAGCGAATTTTTTGGCTAGGTTAGCGCAAAGCGTAAGGGGCTGGAAGCTCCGTAGAAGCCGTAGGAGGAGGTTTAGTTTCAAGAGATGGTTTAGGGAGGTCAGGTTTACTGATATTCTTAAGGAGTTCGCTTTGTCTTGTTTTATAGTAATGACATTATGTGTTATATATAAGACGTTATACCCGATCGAGGAGGAGGCTAGCATGATACTTACCGTTACCAAATATGGGGTGTATATAGCCCTTGTTGGATATGTGATGCTTTTCTTGAATACGATAGGGGATGCTTTCTCTGACGCTTATTTGGTGAAGGTATTCAAAGCTGTGTTCAAGAGAATAAACGTGTTCAAGATGTTTAGCTTCTCCAAGAACATACCTGATGAGACGTTTGACGATATAAGGAGAATTGCCGATGATGAGGTTAAGGATAAGTCTTAGGGCGATTTTTTGTTTAGGTCTGTCGCTATTCCTGTCCTCTTGTGGAAGCAGGAGGCAGGTTAGCGAGGCGTCTATTGATAGCCGGCTGATAAGCAGGATAGAGACGATGATAAACGAAGTTATAGACCGCGAGATGGTGGAGATAAAGACCTCTGATCTTAATGCCGATATCGTTATAACTGAGAGGAAATTCGATACGGATAAGGATATTGATCCCGCCACGGGAGAGCGACCGGTATCGTCCGTGACTGACGCCCATATCGTCATCGGCCGGCGGGATAGCACGGTGAAGGCCGATTCCATTGGAGTTAATAAGACTATGAATGATATAAAGGATCTAGATAATAAGATAGATATCAAATCTAAGGATGTAGATGATAAGGAGGAATCGAGGTGGCCTATAGCTATTATCTTTATCTCGATCTTAGGTATACTAGTTGTATTGTTCGTATTATTGAAAAGATTCGGATTAATAAAATAACAGGTGTACAAGGAGTCTCATACACCTGTGGGTTATTATCCCAGAAAGGATTGCAAATGTGAGGTCAGTCCCGGATTCGAACCGAGGTAGATGGTTTTGCAGACCACCGACTAAACCACTCATCCAACCGACCGTGACGCGAATATAAAGATTTTATTTGACCAGATAACTTAATTGACCATCTTTTTAACTAACAACTTTCCTTAAAGCCAAATAGTTCTTATTTAACTTCTGGAACCGTAGAGATAATTGTATAGACAAGTATTGTTTTTAGGTGACTCTTGTTGGAAGCCAATGAACAAGGTGGCGGCGTCATGGCGTGGGACTGGTGGTTGCCTTCCATGGCCGGCCAGGAGCGGAGCGACTCACGACCCACCCTGCCGATTCCCTTTGGCACTTCACGCTTTAGCGCAGAAAAGAAGTAAACATATAGGATCATTATGTTTAAAGATAGTAGTCATTTGCCAAATAAGATCGAATGTAAGGATATAGTAAATATCTCAATAATACAATCATAAAGAGTCTTGAGTGGGATTATTAAGATCTTTATCTGCCAACATACTACTCATTTTTAAATTAATGTTTTTTGGATGTTTACTTTAGATAATAAAAGGCGTTAGCTAACATCATTTCATTAATAGGGTTATTAATTAGAAATTGGTAAGAATTAAATAAAGGAATGCTTTATAATGGGATTTGCTTCAGAAAGAGGCGAAGCTTCTTATTACACATGTCACAAAATGGACAACTGTGTTTCAGCAAGTTATGTTATTAATGAAATAATAATGGTGATATATGGGAAAATTAATTCATCTTATTCTTTTAAAGGTCTTATATTTTGCTTATATTTGAAGTGGACAAAATATGAACAATATGAATTTCGACTTGAATTATATAAGGAAATGCTCTTCTATGATAAAGGAATTTCCGGTGTATACCGAGGCTGAGAAGAAGCAGGTAGATGAGGGGCGTACTTGCATTAAGCTATCTAAAGGTCAGCCTATATATCCGCGTAATTTCAAGAAACGTAGAGATACTTTCGCTGGCGCTGATTATACCACGGCTAATCCTAGGAACATCAGTCCTGATGATATTTATATACCTCCCTACTTTAGGCTTAAGATTATTATGGCTATTATCATCAACTTTGATAGAGCTATAGTGTTTAATAGGATATCTGATAAAGATTTTAAGCTAGGTATGACGTACCGGTTTATCTATGAGTATGTAGGATCGTTTAAGTGTTTTGAGAAGGCTTATAAGATGATATCGATGGTAGTTGATAGCGAGTTGTCGATCATGAGATCAATCGGTGATTATAATTATAAGTGGAATATTCGCAAGGTTTATCCATCATGCTTTGTAGGCAAGGCTAAGTTCAGGTATATTGGCGGAGAGGACAATGCACCTGTAAGTTCAAAGGGGAGGGCTAATAAAGCTAGAAGAGCCGCTGTTGATTACAAGGTTATGATTATGGTGAATATCATAAATACCAGATCTGCGAGTAAGATAAGGAAGATGATTGACTCTGATGGTAGTCTTAAAAACAATGGTAAAAGGTTTGACGGTAGGAATGATAAAGTTCTTTTCAGTATATTCAATAGTCATTTGATTCACGAGGGGTTTAAGGAAGTTAAAACCTCGTCCTTATATAAGTACTTGAAAGAGACCTTAGATTTTTTAGGTGTAAGTCTATTAGAGTTAAGATCTATTGCTGATAGAGCTATTTCTGACATAGAGGATGGCAAGGAAGGATATGAGCCTGGCCTATGCTCTTATGATGACTGTTTTGATATTAATTCTTTTGTGGAGGATTCGTGATGAGTAGCTTTAGTATCATAAGAGGTGGAGATATGTCCATCGTATTTAACCACGATAATAATATGTTTAATATCCAAGAGCTATCGGATTCCATTGGATGTAAGAATATACTGTCATCTGTCGTAAAAGATCCTTTGAATGGGTCGATGTATGTTATTAAAGAGATATCCGATCAGAAGTGGGGAGATATAGTGGCTTTGGTCAGATTCGGATGTTTGTTGAATAAGTCTCTCGTAAAGGAGATAGTCGTCAAATCTATAAGATTGTGGGTAGATATTTGTGGTATGTCTTACAGCGATATCAAATCATCTACATCCGATCCTATATACAATACGTTCCTTTTTAGCGGCTATATGTCTTTGGCTGGGGATAATCCTGACCTCAAAAAGTTTATCGTGTCTCTTAGGAGTAGAATGCTTAGATATGATCTCACATGCTTATGTCTTTATTTAGCTATGTCTATGGCTATCAATGGAGGTATAATTCTAAGCGAGCAGGATCTTCTTGATGCTCTTATCTTATAGCCTCGTTTGTTTTATCGATCAAATTAGTATCTTTGTGAAAAAGATATTAAGATGAATCAGATCAATATCATACCGAAGATAATTCATGATAAGTTTGCCGCTAGGATTATCATGGATGATTACGATATAGAGAAGCCTATCGTAATTACTGTCGTAGCTAGGCGTAACGATGGTGAGTATAATACCCAGATATTGACATACCCGACATCGGGAGTCGATTATGAGGGTAATGTAAGGATGGTGTTTTTTGATGTCGCTAGGTCTCATGTTTGTCAGATAACATCGGTGTTTATCAACGGTCATGAGGTTAAGACATATTATACCGATATCCCGGATCTTGATATGCAAGCCCGTTATGACGATAGCTTATGCCGGTACGATAAGAAGGTTAATATGAATGATATTCGGCTGTCATTTCAGGTGCTAGAGACACGTGATCCAAAGGTATTGCAGGTATTGGATGAGTCCGAGTGGGGGCTACTGGAGGACAGGAAGGCGATTATCGAGATCACTACGCCGGGCATGTCCGACCCCGTTACGTTGTTCCTTGGCAAGAATCAGGTCAATACCTTTACTAGCCTAACATTAGGCCTCAATTGCTTTAATTACGATGATTGTAATGTCAAGTACCTTGATCTACCTGATGGTATATATGATATCAAGATCATAGGTAGCCCTTCTGCTTACAACTTCAGTCGCAAGTATCTTAAGACGGATCTTATACGCAGACGTCTTGATCGGCTATGGATTAAGACTGATATCCTATGCGAGGATAAGGATAAGGATCTTATAAATAAGATACAGGAGATGGAGACGCTTATGACTGTAGCGGAAGCTAACGTCAGGTTGGATAATATAGAGGCGGCTCATGAGATCATTGATCGTGTCGGAGAGCTTCTTGAGATGGCTACTAATTGCGTGGATTGTTGAATATAAAAATATTTAGTCGTGGGTTGTAATACTTGTAAGGAAAAGGCGTTAAAGGCCGAGAGAGAAAGGATTGAGAGAGGTATGATGAACCGTGCTTCCTCTACCGTTGTTAGCGATATGGAATACGCTTCTAGGAGCACCGCCGGTTGTATGGTCATGCTCGATCCGTTGAAGACCATGGAGCGTGACGTGGTGAGCATATACAAACAGACCCGTACCATAGGTGACGTGGGTATCGTCTATCTCAACATGCAGAAGAAGATCCGTGAGTGGATCAAGAACCTGCCATATGGATGCCCGCCTGACGAGGAGGTACAGGAAATGAGAAAGGAGATACTAGATGGGCGCGCAATCTATATCAAACCTTGATAGATTAGATCTATGTAAGGTCGTAGATGAATGGCTTTCTTGCCAGTGGGGTAGATACATGAGGTATCATAGGTATAGGATCGGGGACAAGCCCGATGTATCTTATTGGGGCAAGATAATTCGTCTGCAAAGGTCATTATGCGATAATGATTGCGGGTTATGCCCGGATGAGGTGAGATCGTTAAAGGAACGTGTTAATAAGTTACTGGCATGAAAAAATACAGTTGTTTACATATAACTCCGTCCACTTGCGTACCTTATGAGGGTGATCTACCAGAGTGGTCAAAGCATAAGGACTCTGATGAGTGCGTTATGATCTCTGACGTGATAGAGGAGATATACGATGAGCTTACCCGTATTAGGGAGGCTATAGACGTCCGGGATCTTGGTGAGTCTTGTGTGAAGGTAAATGGAGATAAGACTGTCGCTAAGGTGCTTTATGCTTTGGAGGATAAGATTTGTAATAGGTAACGAACCAATGGAGAAAAGTCGACATTGGTGATAATCAGATGTATAGATATTGATTTATGATGTATTACTAGATGTTAAGCTACTGTAAATCAAGTATACAATTTGTAAGGAGTCTTCTAAATAAGTAGGTTAGATAGATACTCTTGTAAGTTGTAAAATATCTTTATGTGTTAGATATAAAAAATAGCCAATTGATTTGTCATAGACGATTCGATTGGCTATTTTTGTATGTCCATCATATCTCACGATGTAATGGACATAGGTTAATTTATTATGAGTGCAAATATAATTATTTCCAATGATTCTATGAATAATAGTAGTAGGATTTTGGCGTTTAAATCCAACGAAAACGGATTATCTACAATATTTAGCTACAATGGTAATGATATAACTTTCAAAACAGAGAACGGTATCACTTATGTGAATGCTACCGAAATGGCGAAGCCGTTTAAAAAGAGACCAAATGATTATTTATCGTTATCTTCTGTAAATGAGTTAATTAATGCCATTACCAGAAAATATGGTAATGCTGATTTTCAGCCTGTTACGATTATCAGGGGTACGGTTAGTCCTGGCACATGGATGTGTGAGGATTTGGCTTTGGATTTCGCTCAGTGGCTTAGTGTTGATTTTAGGTTATGGTGTTTGGATAGAATTAAAGAGCTTCTCACTACAGGCAAATGCGTGATTCCTGATTTTAATGATCCTCCCGCCGCTGCTGAGGCTTGGGCTAAGGAATATCGTGGCAGGGTAGCCGCCGAGAAGCTGGCGTTAGAGGAGAGGGCCAAAGCCGAGGAGATGGCTAAGGTTCTTGAGTCGAAGAAAGAGGATATAAAATTTTCAGAGTCGTTTATCATGTCTGGAGAATCAGATTTGCTGGTAAGGGATTTAGCCAAGAAGCTTGAGCAGAATGATATAATTATAAGCGATAAATGTTTACGAGATTTTCTTGTTAAGATAAAGATAATAGTCAAAAGGGTTAAGGTTAATGGAGATTGGGAGATTACGGCTAATGCTGTAAGGAAAGGGTTTGCTCATTATCGTGATAAGAATATATGCACCGAATCTGGTAAGGTTATATATGCTAGGACTATCTATATAACAGGCAAAGGTTATAAACATATATTGTCGTCTATAAATGGTAGCAAGAAAAGTGATTTCATATTATGTGGAGGTATGTTTAGGAACTATGGGGTGTTCGCTGGATTGGAGTCGTTTAATCACTGGGATAATTAATTCCATTTTTGCCCAAAATTTGATAATCAGGTAACTGCGTATTTGCATTTACGGTTATGTGCCTCATGTCGGTAAAATATTTATCTTTGTGACAAAGTGGATTACGATGATATATGGAAATAAAGAAATAGTACGGACGTTCACCAGAAACAACCCGCCTGCCGGGTACGTGGGCGGCTCTATTGACTACCGAGTCCCGGCCGATGTTTATTTTGGTGATACGCAGGAAGAGGCTGACAATAAGGCTGAGGATGATATCAAGGCTAACGGTCAGGATTACGCCAACACATATGCCGACATAATACCGTCCGTATGGTATAATGATCAGATATGCGATGAGTTTATCAAGAACAATTGCGTAAGTGGTAAGGGGTCCAAGGAACAGGTATGTGTAGAGGAAGGCAGGTTTGTGTCATACGTATCCAAGAAAGACGCCAATGATAAGGCTAGGGCGGAGCTGGGACGGATCGGGCAGGGGGAGGCCAACTCCGTCGGGGCTTGCTGCGAGGACTGGGCCTCACAGCCTTTCCGTGGCGTTTTCTACAAGAACGATTGTGAGGCCGGGACATCAGGCAAAGAAGGTATTGCGTATGAATTGCCAGCCGGAGCCGTCATATCCGATATATCCCAGATTGATGCTGATACGTTAGCTTATAGGAAGTTCATGAAAGAAGGACAGGAGAAGGCTAACTCCGAAGGTAGTTGCTCCCCTGTATTCTATAATACTACGATCGGTGATTGGTTTGAGAAGGTATGCCCGTTTGGATATAAATCAGGTAAGGTATATTATTCTATCAAAGCCAACAGGTTTAGGTCATGGGTATCCGTTGAGGACGCCAACGCCAAAGCCCGTGAGGTTTTGATGGTAGAGGGGCAGGAGTACGCTGATCTTAATCTTGAGTGCGAGAAATGGATTGAGAATATTGATCAAGAGGATCAATGTTATTGGTGATGATGCGCGTTTAGTTTTCCATAATAGTTGATTTAGTGTTTGGAGGAGATTGCATGTCTCCTCCATTTTTTTGTATATATATCAATGGTGATAAGTTTATATACTGTAATACACTTGCTTATATGTTGAATATATTTTATATTTGCATACCTATCTATTCATCTCGAACCGATAGGTATTATGTTTAATTTAAAATATTGTTCAAAGTTATGAAAAGTCGGGTTGAAATCAAATCTTCTGATAGGAGATTGATGGGCGTTGTTATACCTGCGCTCAGTGATAATGGTTTTGTTAACATCACTTTAGCTATGAAAGTCTTGTCTGATGATAGGCTTAAAAAGGGCTTATCTCCTAAGAAGCTTAATGATATTATTAAGTATGATGGCTTTCAAGAGAAATGTAGGGAAATAATTAGTAGACTGGAAAACAGGGATTTATGTAAGCGGATAAATATCAGCCTACAAAACAAGACCCTAAATCTTAGTGATTTAAACAAAATGGGATTGGCATGCCGAAAGGGAAAGGGGGATGGACAGATGTGGTATATGAATCCATATCTTTTCCTTGTGGTGGCTATGGAAATGAGTCCTGAGGTTTGCGCCGATGTCGTGATGTGGTTTGTTGATAATATCGTAGGGGTAAGAAATGCCGCTGGTGACGCTTATATAGAGATGTGTAGTAGCGTATCTTCGCTTATAAGCGATAAAAGCAACTTAAAGGAATCGTTATCAAGAATTGCTAAGGGTATAAATTTTGTTGTTTTTGGCGTACATGAGGAAGGAATAAGAAATAGGGCTTCCTTCGAGGAGCTGGATATGATAGTATCAATAGAAAGAAATATATCTTACGCTATTAAGGCTGGATATATAAAAGATTATAATGGCGTTATAAACGATTTGGGAAGGCAATGGAAAGATAGATGGGGTAATCCTGTTCTTAAATTGAAGTCTTGATCCTATCTTATTATTATAGTTTATGAGTATAGGGGATACAAATGGGGTATTCCCTATATTGTTTAATAATGTATGTTATCTTGTTATCAAATCAAATAAGTATCTTTGCTAAAAACATTAATATTATTAATATGTGTAATACAGGTGGTTGTTGTCATGATCATTCACGGGAACGTCCCGAAGAGTGTTGTCATGGCGTTAAGATAGATAGATTTCTTAACAAATGCCCTAACGATCCTTGTGATCCTTGCGATCGGGATTGTCAGGAAGAACCTTGTGTTGGTTATGGATGTCCTATAACCTTGTATGATAAATGCGTCTTGTACTCAGGCGATGAGCTGGTAGCGGATGGCATAGAGAAAGGTACTGACATTTCTGTCGTTATAGACTCATTGAGGCGTATTATAGCGTCTAGGGATAAGCAGATAGATTTATACCATCGTGAGGTTCTGGATTTGAGGAAGATTATAAACGAGCTTGTCAACGCCGGTGGTAGCGGCGGGGATAGCGGAACTGAAGAGGAGGTTTGGTGATGAACGGTTGCAACAAAAAACAATACAGACCTACTGTAGACGACACGAAAGTACCGTGCTCTACGTACATGAGTACCGATTGTATTTACCCCGGTGATAAGGTACGTGTGGAATCATTGGGATTATCCCCTAATTGCGATATGTCCGATACCCTTAACGCTATGATAAAGGCTATACGGGATAGGGATGCCGAGATATCCGAGTTGAGAAGAATGATCAACAAATTAATTTGATAATATGAAAAATTGTAATCCATGTAAACCGGAATATAGACCGGGGAATGAGTGTAGTATCTACAGCTCCCAGATCATATATGACGGTCAGTCGTTCCCTGAGGCAGACATCAGGAACGGTGATGGCATGAATAGCGTAATCGAGTCTCTGGTAAGGAAGCTGGTTGCCGTATCTGGCGCCACGGCGTCCATCCAGCGTGACTCGTTCAAGGGCGTTCAAGCTGTCAGATTAAGATACGAGCCGTTGACCGTGCTCAGCGTTACCTATTGTGGTACTATCGTCCCTAATGACGGGTATGTCGTTTCTGGTAGATCCGTTAAGTTTAAGAAGAAATATTGCATGGGTGATGAGTTCACTGATGTTAATATCGTATATACTACATTGAATAGTAATATTTTAAATACTTCTTGTTATGGCTAAGAGAGTGTACGATACGGTCTTGGCTTCCGAGTGTGACGGTTGGGTATGTGGTGAGACCCTCAAGAAAGGATCTATCCCAGTAGATAGGTTAGAGCTTGATTCTTTATCAGAGGCCGTAAGGGAGCTTATAGAGCGTTTTTTTGAGGAGGGATGGTTGCCTGATATGATCTGTGATCTTGGTTGTGGAGGCGCCAGCGTATTTGAGATTAAGCCTACTAACTTCGAGTATCCTCCTGAGGGTGGAGAGAAGATCCTTGAGATTATTGTCGGCAAGAGTGATAAATGGACTATAACGCAAGCGGATTGATATGGCTAGTAATTTAAAAGATATTCTTGCCAAGATCGAGCAAGGCTCCTCATGGGTGTCCTACGACAAGATTTCCGGTACCGGCCCCGACAAGGTGACTATTAAGGTAGAGCCTGGATGGATGGGTAGGTTGCCTAGGGAGACTTACGTAGCGGTCGAGAAAGGCAAGGTTACGAAGCTCGCTACCATAACCCAGAAGGGCATGGAGCGGGTAAGCGTGGATCCGACCAATATCATGTTCGATATGGAGGGCGGGACGGCGGTCATCAACGCCAAGCTTAACTCCGCCTCGGTCAAGGCCTCCTGTCTTACCCTTGGTGGCTCGGTGAGCAAGTCTTATATAGTCTCCATGAACGTGAACGGCTTATCCATGAAGGTCCCGGAAGAGGATAGCAGATATATAGTGTATGCCGATCCTGAGGATCCCGGAGCCACTGATTTGTATGAGGCTAGCTTTGTCATAGCTATGCCTAAGAATATGGATAACGAACAGCATCATGAGATGTTCGTCTTGAACGGTAAGGTTGTTAATATCAATCAACAGCCTAATGATATACCTTATATCATACTTGATCATGACTTCGATAATGTGACCAGCGAGAACGGTCAGGTTATTATTGATATCAAGTCCAATACCGAGTATGATATCGAGCTGGTATGTTGCACTTGCGGCGATGGCAGCGAGGAGCCGGAGCCGGAACCACCCTTCAACGTGGATCCGCAAAGGTTGACGCTTAATAAGGATGGTGATACCCAAATCGTGAGGGTAGAGGCCGGAGATGATGTTTCATGGAGAATAACTGAAGGATAATATGGCAAGGGAAATAGATAAGAATTGTGTCGAGGGTAATTGCTTTGCCATTAACGACAAGAGCCATGGGGTAGGCGATAATAAGCTTAATATCGTATACAAGGCTAATTATACCGGTCAGATCTGTACGGCTAAGTTCCGTATAACGTCAAAGGACGGTAATATTGTCAAGGAGTATATGATAGCTCAGGACGCCAAGCCCGTTTATTATAATATCAAGATGGTTCAGCCGTTTACCAAGGACGATTGTTTGGCTAACCAGCATGGATCGGTGGTGTTGTACACGGTCGAGGAAAGGACTTACAAGTCGTTTATCTCGCAGGAGGACGCAGACGCCAAGGCTATGGAGGATATAGCCCTGAACGGTCAGAAATACGCCAACGAGCATGGTGAGTGTATAACTGATATCTGGTATAACGAGGAGCAGAGAAAGACGTTTATACGTAATAATTGCGATAAGTTCAGTGACGGTCAGGAATATGTTTATATCATTCCTGAGGGAAAGTACGTATCTTCCATCTCTCAGGAGGACGCCGATAGGAAGGCTATTGAGGATATTGAGAAGAACGGTCAACAACAAGCCAATTTGGAGGGTGAGTGTAAGCCTAAGGAGAATATCTATTATGGTAAGTTTAGTAAGACCTTTACCCGTAACAACTGCGACTCCACGCAATATGGTACTGATGTGGTTGTTAACGAGACGATGGTTACGGGAGACTTCAGATCCATCGTGTCTCAGGAAGACGCTAATAGCCTAGCAAGGGCTGCTGTCGAGGCTCAAGGTCAGGATATAGCGAATATCAAGGGTAACTGTGAGAAGATACCGGTATTTACCGGATCGTACTCCAAGGTATTCCAGAGAACCAACTGCCCTGAGGGTTCTACCCCTGTTGACTTCACTGTGGACGAGAAGATGTGTTCTGGATATCCGTTCACTTCTACGGTATCGCAGGATGCCGCCAACAAGCTGGCGCAGGACGCTGTCGAGGCGCAAGGTCAGGCTATCACCAACGAGCGTGGCGACTGTCAGACTAACGTATACTATAACGTAAGGATGGAGAAGACAGTCACGAGAAATAATTGTGATGAGTTCCATATCGGTCAACCTTATACTTATGTCGTTTCCGCCGGTAAGTACTTCTCTATTATCTCCCAGAAGGACGCTGATGATAAGGCTAAGGCTGATCTTGAGGCTAACGCCCAGCAACAAGCCAACCTAGAAGGTGAGTGTAAGGAGAAGACGATCTACTACGGTAAGTATAGCAAGGAATTTACCAGAAACAATTGCGATAAGACTCAGTACGGAACCAAGGTTACCGTGGATGAGACTATGGTGACAGGGGATTTCAGGTCTACCGTATCTCAGGAAGACGCCAACAATAAGGCTAAGGCCGCCGTCGAGGCTCAAGGTCAGGATGTGGCTAACGTGAAAGGTAAGTGCGAGAAGGTGCCTGTATATACCGGTACTTATACACGTACGTTTACCCGTAACAATTGTGGTACTGGCACTGGTGGTACTTATACGGTAAATGATAGGATGGTTGACGGTTATCCGTTCACGTCTACCGTATCTCAGGAGGATGCCAATAATAAGGCGAAGGCCGCCGTTGACGCCCAAGGACAGGCTCTTGCCAATATCCACGCCCTTTGTACGTACACCGGCCGTGCTTCCTTGGAGTTCACGAGAAACAACTGTGGTGAGTGTAAGATCGGATCTAAGGTGACGATCTCCCAAGATATGGTAGAAGGACACCCATTCCAGTCTAACGACTCCCAGACCGCCGCTGACGCTATGGCCATGACCGCCGTACAGGCTCAAGGACAGTCTTTGGCTAACACCAAGGGTACTTGCTCTAACGCTACTATGTATACTGGTAGGGCTAGCTTCGAGTTCACTAAGAGCAATTGTGGAGCTAATCAGATAGGAGATCCGTTCACCGTGACACAGGATATGGTCGATGGTCATCCGTTCCAGTCTTGCGTATCGCAGGATGAGGCTAACTTGGTGGCTATGGCCGCTGTCATGAATCAAGGACAGAGGGTTGCCGATGAGCGTGGTACTTGCCATGAGGCTCCTAAGTACACCGGTCATTATAGTGAGGTGTTCGAGAAGAATAATTGTCCATCCGGATTGATACCTTCATCTGTTAACGTTACGGAGGCTGATGTCACTGGTGGTCCGTTCTATTCTTATGAGAGCCAGTTCGCCGCCGATGAGCTTGCCAAGGCCGCTGTCAAGGCGCAAGGTCAGGCTATAGCCAACGATCGTGGTACTTGCGACGAACTGAAGATATATGTAGGTAATTATAGCAAGGAGTTCACTCCTAAGTGTCCTATTTGCCAGTACGCCGATCCTATCACCGTAACCCCTGATCTTATGGGTCAGTTCTTCACCTCAACCCGTTCTCAGGAAGAGGCTGACGCTTTGGCTAAGGCCTACATCGATAGGATGGGTCAGGCGTTCGTCAACAAGAACTATGATGATACGTGCCATACGAAGACCGAGCAACCGGTATGGGAGACTATAGAGACCGTATGTAAGGACTGTATCTCTCAATTACATCAACGTAATACCAATACCTGTTATACTGATCCTGATAATCAAGAGCGGTATATAGCTGGTGGTAATAATACATGTTTCTGGTTTGGTACGGCATCCAAGGCCTTTACCCGTCAATGTGCGGATGGTGGAGTTGGAAGCTCTGTTACTGTAACTCAGAATGATGTTACGGATCCAAGTCCTAGCTCTGATGGTAAGTTTAAGTCATGTGTATCCCAAGCTGACGCTAACGCCAAGGCATTGGCCGCCGTGAACTCTCAGGGTCAGGCCGTGGCTAACTCGAAGGGTACTTGTACGTGGACAGGAAGCTATACCGGACAGGTTAGGAAGAACAATTGCGCTGACGGCGGCGTGGGCGACATGGTATCCGTAAGTAGCAGCAAGCTTCCGGGACACCCGTACACCTCCACCGTTTCCTTGGCTGACGCCAACAAGAAGGCTGAGAATGCGGTTCGTGGATCTGATGGTCAGGCTTACGCCAATAAGAATGGAGGATGTACATGGACTTACGTGGCAAGCCGTGACTTCTATAGGAACAATTGCGCCGGAAGCGGGGTTGGTCAGAGAATAACAGTGACCTCTACGCAGGTTAACGGCGGTACGCCTATCACCAGCAAGGTTTCTTTGGCTGATGCCAGAAGCAAGGCCGAGCAGATCTTAGACCAGAAGGGACAGGATTACGCTAACCAACATGGAACTTGTGTATGGACCGGTACTGGAAGCGCTACATTTTATAAGGATAATTGTGGTACATGTAAACATGGTGTCGCTCTATCCGTTCCTTATAGCGCCTTAGGGTTGTCAGCGTTGACATCTACCGTATCTCAGGCGGATGCCGACAGCAAGGTTCAAAACGCTTTCAAGAATGATACGGCGACTAAGACCGCCGCTCAAGCTTACGCTAATAAGAATGGTGATTGCGCCGATGACGATGATACCCCATCTTATGATGATTGGAATTACTATTGTAGTGGATGCGATTATCGTAGGAGTAGGAATCAGACCAATCCTTGCTCTTCAGCCCCAAATCAAGATGAGTTGGTTGAGTCCGATTCGAGATCTTGTGGATGCGGGTGTGATAATACATATCATATGGATAATAGCAGGTGTAATAATGGTAATAGCGAGGAGCATTATTCTAGCGAGTGCGATCCTACGGGATATTGGCAGAATGGTGGTGAGCATTGCTGTAATCCATATGACTACACTATCTATACCAATGAGGTATGTAAGGGATGTTCGGGCGAATGCGGTGATGTATGTGTTCCTGGTAGCCCTATTAAGGTGGTTAGCGCTGGTGAATTTTGTGCTTCTTCATCGAATCTGGCTAGTGAACAAGCTTATAACAAGTATAAAGGGTACAAGGATGCATTACAAAATTTAGTTGATACTAGGATATGTCCTTCTAAGGTTGGCAATGATGACCGATGGGGAAATGTCAAGGCTACGAACTGTCCTAGCAACTGTACTCCTAAGACTATCAGTCATAAGCAAATCGCTGGTAAATACACCGCCTGCACCAAGGATGAGGCAAATAGGATAGCCGACAATAACCTACAATCCGATGGTATCTCTTACGCTAATGGCTTGGCGCAGGTCGATAGATGCGATTGCGTGGAGCCAACGAAGAATTGGTCAGCCAACGCTTATGCCGATGGTGATCCTTGCAATGGCGCTCCTTCGGGCACTTCAGCGCTAAGAGTAGAGGTCGAGATTACGTATAGTAATGAATGTACTACGCAGAAGAGTTTGACGGTAACAGCCTCAAGCTCAGGGACTACTATCGGGAGTACGACAGTAACTATACCTACTGGATCAGGCACTAAAAAGGCCACGATATCTTTTGATCGTGGATATCCATGTAATTCTATCAATATAAGTGGAAGAGCTGGTGGTCAATGTTAAGAGTCTGATATATAATAAAAAGGAGAGGCTAACTAACCTCTCCTTTTTATTGTATATACATTATCAGCATTGTCCACCTGTGGTACAAGCCGCATGCGCCGTTCCTGGTCTTATGGCCGCTTGAAAACACATTCTACCACTAGTAGATCCACTACCAGTACCTATCGTAACCGTAGTACTAGTGGTCATCTCCATACCCGTGGAGGTATTCGCTTCCGCTCCTCCTGTCACTGTTATGGTTTTGCCGGAACTACACGGATTACTGTATTCCACAGTAAAGTTAATACAACTTCCGCTTTCACTGTAGTCTACCACGTTGGCACTCCAATTTTGTGGACAATCGCATCTATCGGCCTGCGCCAAGCCATTAGCGTAAGAGATACCGTCTGACTTGATGTGAATTTAGCTTATTCAATGCGTATTGTTTATCTATTAATTAAAATCATTAATATTGTATCGTTAATATTAATACATTAAGTTATGGCTTGCAATAAGAAAAAGAAAATGGCTAATGGAGGCAAGGTCTCCGAGAAAAAGAAACCTCAACTGAAATGTGGAGGCAAGGTTAAGAAAAAGAAGTAATAACCGGAGGGGTATATCCCCTCCTCAGTATTTAGCATATGAAAAATTCAGAATTTGTATCTAGAATCATAAATGATATGAACTCCATCAATAAGGACGCTCATGTCAGTAGGAGATGGATATTATCCATAGGAAGACAAAAGGCAAGATCATATATAGCCCAGAAGTATGCTGATGGAACCTTGTTCGGCGAGGAATCACTGTATACTCATATCAATTGCATGGAGATGGAGAGGGTTCGGAAAATTGATTGTTGTTTTGATGAGTTTAAACTATGCAGGATACTTATGAGATCCAAGAAAAGATTGCCCGATATGATATATACCCGTATAGGTCCGGCTATCATCAAAGTATCAAACATCATGGATGATATTATATTTACCTCCATATCGTTAAGAAAATACGCTAACAACAAGGAACGTAAATACGGGAATATAGATCAATACTATTATTATGTCAATGATGGATATATCTATATACCAGATATTAACATAGAGGCTATAAATGTTGATCTTATAACTCTCGACAGAAAAGCGGCGTTAGAGCTAGGGGGATGTGGAGCTGAAAAAGATAAGCCATGTACATCTCAATGGGATTATGATTTCATATGTCCTGACAAGCTACTAGAATATGTTGTCTCAGAGACGTTAAGAGAGACGATAACCAAATTGCAGATTCCTACGGACGAGAATCCGGATATGGATATTAACAAGAAAACTCAAAAGATTCAGTGATAATGGATATAATAAGATCAATAATTAATTTCTTCGGTTTCAATGATGCCATAGTTGATGGTATAGGTGAAAGAGGGATGAGGGATAGCTCAATCATAAGATATAATGAGGTGCATGATATGTATGACAAGATTATAAAAGATCTGGGAGATATGTCGGCTTACGTATCCAAGGGTTATATCTATGATAAGATAAAGGAAAGAACGGGATTAAGTACCAGACATATTAGTAGGATGTTAAATCATACTAAGAGAAAAGATCTTAGGTTTATATAAAAAGGAGAGGATAATCAACCTCTCCTTTTTGTTTTTAACAGCCTCCACCTTGACTTGGATTAGATACATACATGCTTGTAGCATTGCTAACACAATCACTTCCGCCTGATATCGTTCCCGATCCGGATGGTATGGTGACTGTTTTAGTGGTAGAGAAATATTCTACATCTCCAGATGGTTCAGATCTAGTATAATACACATCAAATGATGCTGTTTTAGATTTACCACATGGATTATCATAGCTTACGGATATACTTAAGCATTGTCCATTAAAACTTCCGCTAGCGTAAGCGCTCCATGTTTCGAGGCAATCGCATCTATCGGCCTGCGCCAAGCCATTAGCGTAAGAGATACCATCGGATTGTAGGTTATTGTCGGCTATCCTATTTGCCTCATCCTTGGTGCAGGCGGTGTATTTTTGTGTATAAATTTCTTGTATTAGGATGAAATTGTTATATTTGTGATATGAAAACAAAGTCATTTAAAATACTTGATCAATACTTTCTTCGATTCTATAGATCTATTATGTCTAAGAACGGGAAAAGGAGGAAGCATACGATCGTGGATAAGAATGATATCCTTGAGTGCCAGTCGTTGATCTGGAAAGTCATACGTGATAGGTATCTGGAGGATGAGGGAGGGGTTTATATAAACAACATCGGTTATCTATGTCATAAGATTAATCCTAACCGCAAGATATATCTGAATAAACTTACCGGTACTATTAATAGGCGTGGGACGGGTGGATATTCTTACGTCCATACGTGTATGGATTTTATGCCTAGGAATAAGTATTTTCATCTATATATCTCTCCGGCCTTGAATAAGGAATGTAGGTTGGCTATGGAATCAGGTAGGAGATATAAGTTCTTGTATCGGGAGGTTGAGTCGGAGAGTAAGGTATTTGGAGTTAAATGGGTTTATAAGCTGTAGAAGTTTTTGTGATCCAGTTAGCCCGTGAGGGTAGACTGGATTTTTTTTGTATCACGGATTCAAATACATATCTTTGTGCAAAAGACTTAAATATGACTATAAAAGGGCTATTGGCCGAGATCAAGGCCGATTTACATAAATACGATGATAGCGGGGCTATAGATACCTCGTCTGTTTATAGGTGGGCTGAGATCGCCTTGAAAAGGTTCGGGGGTGTTATAGCGGTCATGTCCGAGGCGGTTGTCAAGACCAGTAATAAACAGGCGGTATTGCCTTCCGATTTTTTCGACATGCTTGACGCCTATAGGTGTGAGCCTCTTATCTGTGAGATTCCTGGCGGCGACAAGGCTAAGGCTGACCTCCAACACGAGATCGGCTGGGTCGAGCGCACCGAGCGCGGTTTCCGTTGGAACTCCTGCACCGAGTGCTGTAAGGAGGAGTTTGAGAAGACGATCACGGAGAGGATATATATCGGGTCTCACGAGGTTCGATTTCATTACCATCATCCCGTAAGGCTGTCTATAGGTCGAGGACTGAGGCGTGATTGCGCCGCCGACAAGTATCGGGATAAGTACGATTGGGATAATTATGATATAACTATATCTGGCAATACTATGTATACCGGGTTTGAAGGATTTATTTATATCATATATCGTGCTACGCCTAAGGATGATGACGGTCTCCCGTATATACCTGAAACGGCGTTAGGTTATCTTGAGGATTATGTCGAGACGTATATCAAGATGAAGATCTTCGAGAACGCCGCCGTTAACGGTTTGATACAAGGGGCTGGTGATGCTTATAAACTATACGCCCAGCAGGAGCCGGGTAAGTTCGCTAGGGCCATGAAAGAGCTTAAGATGTCGATGATTACCTTGAATGATTACCGGGAGCTGGCTGAGGATAATAGGAGGAGGATGCTGTCTTATGAGCGTATGTGGCCCAACGCTTTTGATAAGTATATTAAACTTATTTAACAAAATACGATGATATGGCTGATTGGATACATTTAGATAAGACAAGTGGTACCGGTCCTGCTGAGGTTAGGGTTACCGCTGATATTAATGAGACTGGCGAGATACGTCAGGTAACATACAAGGTTATAAAAGAGGGGACCAAGGAGGAGAAGACGTTCGTGTGCAGGCAGGAGTCCGTACCGGTGGTGATCATCCCGGAGTTCGATTACCTTGTTCTTAGGTATATCTGGGCTGACGAGGACGGCATTGACTTTGACACGGCTACCGGTTTCGATAACACCGGCCTCCCGGACGTTGACGGCAAGCTTGTTGGTTGGAGTAAACAGTACCAGACCACGCAGGAGCGGGTAGGTGATTATCTCATCCATGGTGGTGATAACATGGAATCGGGTAATGAGGCAGCTTTGATCCAGATGGGACCGTTGTTGGATGGTGATAATTATGATAAATTACCTCTTGAGATCAGATGCAGTATATACGGTAACTGGTATGGTGGTCGTGAGAAAGGTAATATCACTATCAAATTCACGGCATATAAGGGCGGTTCTATGGAGAAACGTGGATATGATTTTGTCAATATCGGAGGCGAGGAGGTTTATACCGGTGATGCCCCGACCAATGTATCCGCCCACGGAGAGGATAATTGGCAGGATATAAGAACCTCGTATTCTAAGGTGGGCACGATGATTTATAACAAGGAATCTCGTGACTGTATTGTAAGAATAGGTGAGTGATTGTTCTTTTTCATAATACAAATATCTATCAGCTCTCTCGTCCGTGAGGATGGGGGAGTTTTTTTGTTTTTTAGTCCTTTACTTATGACATGTTTGATCTTTTATTGCGTGGGAATAATCTGGCTTTGCCGAAAACTAGCATTATGATCGCATTAAATGATGTCAATAACGAACTCCATGTCCGGTTATATGTATTGGAGATATTTAAGGATTATGTTCGGGATGATGATTTCGACGAGCTTTTAGATAAGGCGTTGGATTTTGTCATGGAAGGTGTTTCTATGCCTAAGGTGCCGGTAAAAGATACTACTATGAGTGATATATCAAGAAGTATTATCGCCTTGACCACAGGTATAGGGTTTGATAGTAAGATAAACAAAAGTCCTCTGGAATTGGCTTATGACAGATGTAGGATGAGATATGTTTTCGATCCTCGGAATCGTGACATACATGGCGTTGTCGTTGGTTATTCCAATGATTTCAATAGTCTGGTGGCCGTGTGCGACGAGGGATCGAAGAGAGGAATAGACAAAGGATCTACCGATTTTGTGGATGTCAATGAGAGATACGTGACTAACGGGTTCTTCTACATATCCGTAGAGGACGCCGATAAGCAATCAAGCTACATGGGAAAAAATTTGTAATTGTTGTGTTTTTGTACTTTACCACGAGGCGTTTAAAAGTGTTTAGTCTTCCTCCTGACTTGTAAAAGTTAGGAGGATTTTTTTTATAGAGACTCGCATTTGAAAACCCCTAAATCTTCAGTTTAGGGGATGAAAAATGCGGGGTAGTACAGTTACCCTTGACTTTCAATGCACATCTCTAAATACAACGATAGTAAAAGAGGTATATATAAGATGTATTAACAATTTTAGATAGCTTATAATCAATTAAATAGTTGTGCATTCCAATATTTTCTTCGTATCTTTGAATATTGAAAATCAAATAAAATCGCCATGTTGAGAGCCTATAAATATAGAATCTATCCGACAGAAGAACAGAAGGTTTTGTTTGCCAAGACTTTCGGCTGCTGCCGCTTTGTCTATAACTGGGCGCTCAACCTGAATATTGAAGCCTACAAGCAGGAAAAGAAATCTATTGGCAATGTTGAGATGACCAATCGCATGAGGAGCGAACTGAAAATGGAACATGAGTGGTTAGGTGAGGTAAATTCGCAAGCTTTGCAAAGTGCGTTGAGAAACCTTGATACTGCCTACAAGAACTTTTTCCGTGACACTCATACGGTAGGTTTCCCGAAATTCAAGAACCGGAAAAGCAAGCAGAGTTTCCAGTGCCCACAACATTGCAGCGTGGACTTTGTGAAAGGAACAATCACAATCCCCAAGGCGAAAGACATTCCTGCCGTACTGCACCGCAAGTTCAAGGGTATGGTGAAGACCGTCACCGTCAGCATGACACATTCGGGCAAATACTTCGCTTCCGTATTGGTTGATACGGCCATTCAAGAACTTCCGGCATCAGCGATACAGGGCAATACGACTTTGGGCATAGACTTGGGTATCAAATCTCTTGCCGTATGTTCTGACGGACGCACGTTTGACAACCCGAAGAACCTGCAACGTAGTCTTGACCGCTTGAAGCTGTTACAAAAGCGGTTGAGCCGAAAACAGAAAGGTTCTGCCAACCGCAACAAGGCTCGCATCCATGTAGCCCGGTTGCAGGAACACATTGCCAACAGCCGTAAGGACAACCTTCACAAAATCACCCATGCTCTCACGCACGACAGCCAAGTGCGTACTATCTGCATGGAGGATTTGAACGTGAAGGGAATGCAGCGCAATTATCATTTGGCACAAGCTGTAGGAGATGCATCCTTCGGAACATTCCTCACCCTGCTTGAATACAAGTGCAGTTGGTATGGCGTGAACCTTATAAAGATAGACCGCTTTGCCCCAAGCTCCAAGACCTGCGGCAAATGTGGCTATGTGTATAAAGAATTGAAATTAAGCGAGCGCAGTTGGACTTGCCCGGAATGCGGCATGCGCCACTACCGGGACTTTAATGCCGCTTGCAATATCAAGGAATTTGGCTTGAAAGCCCTACCCACGGAGCGTGGGAAAGTCAAGCCTGTGGACTGTCCTCTTGTGGATGACCGACCTCGTGTCCTAAAAAGCAATGGCAGAAAGAAGCAGGAAAAGAGAGGAGGTATTGGTATCTCCTAAGCCGCTAAATCTTTAGTTTGGCGGTAGTTCATTATATTTGCGAAAAAGATAATGTCGTGCAAAATAACTCTAACATAGCGGTTCCCGACTCCGGGATGAATAGGGATAAGCATCCACAGGATCTATCCCCGTCTGAATATAGTTTCGCCTTGAACGCCACCATAGAGGGTGACGATGGAAGCCAGCTTAAGATCCAGAACGAGCCTAGTACCCTTTTATGTAAGCGATTCGATGGCTATAAGGTTATTGGGTATAAGAATGATATAGCTGGTGATAACACTTATTTCTTTCTATCTAATCCGGATGATAATACGTCTAAGATCACGTTCATGCGGTCATTGGATTATATCAAGACCGTGGAGGATCAATTGGCTGGATCGGGAAAGGACATCCATCGTATCCTTGGCGAGAGGCTTGAGGAGTCGGATGGTCGTTTTGATGAGATATGTGATTTGATGGAGATCCTGATAGAGGACTGGGTTGATGACCCTTGTCTTAATTTCTCCATTCATCATCCGATCTTCGATATAGAGATCAAGGACGAGAAATGCGGGAAGGTGATATACTGGACCGATGGATATAATCCCCAGCGATATGTTATGGTCGATAAGGCCCTTAACCCGGATGATGATGGTGACTTTTGGTATCATTACCATGGGTATAAGACATGTGGGGATGACAAACCAATAGAGAGGTGTAGGCTGGCCTGCGAGAAGCTGCTGGTGTTCCCGTTGCTGACGGCCCCGTGCGTGGAGCCTGAGGTCGTGGAGTTCGGGGGAAGCCTGCGTGCCGGGACCTACCAGTTCTGCGTGGCGTTGTGCGATGAGTTCGGGATAGAGAAGACCGGATATTGCTCATTGACCAACCCAATCATGTTATTCGATCGCCAAGATATGGTTATCCGTGATGGTTTATGGGGTAAGTCAACCAATATGGGTATCCGCCTTACTGTATCCAATATAGACAAGCAGGTATCTCATTATAAGATAGGTGTTATACAGAATACGGTTGGGTTTAATGGTGAGCAAAGCCCGGTTCTTGAGTATTTCATAGAAGGTATACATCCGATAACGGAAAGGACTATCTATTATCTTACGGATCAATATAGCGAGCGTACGACCATGGAGAAGTTATCCAAGGAAATACCGGTATATAAGACAGCCAGAGGCATGACGTCTATCGGGAATCGTCTTCTTCAATACGGATTGACCGTGGAGAATGAATGGAATCTTCAACCGGTCGTTAATTTCTTGGGTCATTTCGTTAAATGGCAGACATCGATAGCCACGGAGAATCTGTATAAAGACGGTGTGGCTTGCTCTAAATACGCCTCTTTCATGCGTGATGAGGTATATCCGTTGGGTATAAGGTTCTTTACCAATACAGGATACAGGACAGCTAGATTCCCGCTTATCCCTCGTCCGGCCACAAGGGAGGAGATGGAGGTTATCGTTGATGAGGACGGCAACTCTGAAGACCTATCAGCGGCTTCGGTATTGGAGAACAACCCGCAGTGCGCCGGGAACAGCCGCCGTTATCTTTGGCAGTTTAAGAATACGGCAAAGACCATAAACGACCCGTCTTGGGGATTTGATGATTTTGGGGGAGAATGCAAGAATCAGCTAGATGTCAAGCAACTTAGATATGTAGAACAGGAATACGCCACGGTAGGAGAGACCCAATTCGTTATCAACACGATGGGGGAAGATGTTACGGTAGATGATGCTATTGATTATATCGCTGACAATATAGAGAATCTGTGTGATCTTATAGAATCCAATGTAGGCATTACTGACGAGTTATGTGCGGCTATATCGTTACCTGAGGATCAAGACGGTATAAAGGCTCCCGATTTCCCTAGTGGATGTGATGATATCGAGAGGATAGAGACCAGGACTATATTGGATAAAAACTCTTTGGTGGATTCTAGGATTGATTTTACATATAAGTTAGCTAGTGATTATACGGAGACAGAGCCTACTACATTAATACAAAGTAATGCTGAGTCTCAAAGGAAGTTTTCTGTATTGTGTGATTTTGATAATTACTCTAGTGGAGGCAAGAATATCATAGATCTGGTTCAGGAATGGCTGGATGGTCAGGATGAGGATAAATTCCCGTCTGACATAGATTCTTCCGCCTTGGTCTTGTGCCAGGATATGTCTAATGTCCGGCAGTTATATGATGAGGGTATATGTACTAATGGGTGTTCGGTAGGTGATCCTTACGTGAATCCTACTATTAACGATGTGCAACTACCAACGTTCCAAGGAGGTAGGTCATTGGGTAAGTGCACATATTTGTATCAATATCCCGGATGGGAAGGAAAGAAGCATACGGAGACGATGCTTGATCAGTTAATGGATACGATGGAGGCTTATTTCCCCCAATATGAGAGTCAGTTTGGTATCGAGAACGCCATGTGTCTTTTTGGCGATGGTGATAATTCTAAGTTTAATACCGGTATAACTACTGACTGGGAAGGTCGTGTGTCTATGCAGAATGATATTGACGCCAAGACCAATTGGTTCGGTAGAAGCAACTTGACTTATTTCAAGTTCTATCCACATGTATCCTCATACGCCAGATGGGTGGAGTTGGATTACGAGAAATACATAAGTGGTTTATCCGATCCTGATAACGGTATTATGTACATAGAGATGATGGGTAACTATAATTATCCGATCGGCGACTCATCATCATACAATAAGGTTCGTATAACGTTTTTCTCGGACAAGGAAGGTACCGTGGCTCCTAATCCTTTGGCTAATGATGCCAAGAAAGGTGTTATAGTGAATTACGTGGATCATAAGATATTTATGATGCCAAAGTACTTGTTCTGGAATGATGACAAGACTACTTTCCATAAGATATATGTTTGCATCGAGCCTGCGGTATGCGTGTTCTTCACCGGTTTCGCCATGAGGCAGGACATGAAGGAGCTTGCCGGATTCTATACGGCCGGCACCGCCATCTTCCCCGCCCCGTTCTGTTTTGGCATTCGGCCACTGGAGGTGAAATACGTATTCTTCTTCACGAAAGAATTGAAATTAAGAAGATTTGTTACCTATGAGGCGAAATGTATCTCATGTGGAGATAAACCCGCTGATTGCGCTCCCAGACCATATCAGTATGGTGATTTTGGATATTGGGAGTCTACCAATAAGTATCCGGCTAATTTTGAGTTGTATGATTCAAGTAAGATCGGGATATCATCGGGAGGATCAAAGAGGAAGGATATAATAGATTCTTTGACGAAATACTATGGGTCTCCTAAATCCGTTGAGGGTAAGTCTTATTTCACCGGTAATGGGGATAACGCTGAGTACCCCAATACGTCAACCACATTTTGTCAGAAACCTATACGTCATTACAAGTTCCCTGATAACTCTGTCGCTCCTTTTATGGGTAATCCGTCTCAACTGACCGGTCAATATGGAGTTGACTCCTATATTTATCCTATGGGGGTGATGCTTGATGACGATATCGTTAATGAGTTTCTGGATATAGCGGTAGAGAATGGTCTTATAGATAAGGCTAGACGTGACTCTATAATCGGATACGAGCTATATCGTGGAGATAGGGCCTTGGATAAGAGTGTTATTGGTACAGGTCTGGCTTATGATATGTTTAAGTACGATGATCCCGACGGATCGGCTAACCTTTATCCTAATTATCCTTACAACGATTTGTCTGATGATATGTATATCTATAAGGATATTAATCGTGAGAATTTTATAACGCATCCGTTTAATAGGAAGGGTAATATCTGGTATTCATTCTTAAGCCCTGATATTGCCTTCAACAAGCCTGACGCTCCCACTGAGTGCCTTGTTGATGGTTATCAATTAGGTAAATCCTCTGGTATATTCAGGGAGGTGGAGGATCACCCTAAATGGACGATATTAGGAAGTAAGGCTTATAGTATGGCAACGTCATTGGCTACGGTGGAGGCTATGGCTAATTTAATATCCGCTATAGCTGAGTATACATATCAGTCGGCTTCACAGCAATATGTCGGTGGAGGCGTGTTCTTTTTAGCCAACCCTGTCGGCATAGCGCTGACGGCTATCCGTCTGGCTACGGGTATCGCCAAGGCCACAGCCCAGTCCGTGGTGGATATAGGCAAGTACAGGTATCAGTGGTTAACGGCATTGATAGATAGGGGACCTAGACGGAACTATGCTTATTATTATACTTCTGTCGCTCATTATAATTTATTTTACCAAAAAATAGGGGAGTCAGAGTTACGTGGATTGTCAACGGCTAAATATATCAAGAGCGGGTTATATCCGGTAACAGATATCTCTTCGCAAGGGGAGACCGTAGGCGGTAAGCCTATTATCATAAACAACCTCGATCGTGAGCATTCATTGTTCATGTCATTTGGTATGGATAAATATATGCTTGAATATCCGGAGTTGGTTTCAAGTTACGATACCAGCCGTATTCAGGATGAGTGTAATATTCGTAACGATGAGGTGGCTGGTATGACGCCTCATTTTATGACACGTGAATCTTTCGTATCCTGCCCCTATATGAGGATAAAGAAATATTCTCCGGCTCAATACGGACAGATAGAGGATATCAGGTGGGTATCGTTAGGTGGTTGCGGGTTGATGGATAAGGATAAGCGTAAACCTGTTTTTGGAGGTGATGTATTTATATCAAGATTCTCACTTAAGAGGAAGATGCCTATGTTTTACTTGACTCAGTTTGGTCAGGGGGACATGATACCATTCCCTTATTATGATTATCGGAACATCGGGTATCCCCGTTATTTTGTTAATTACGACACCGGGGAGGATTATCTTAATAAGACCGATACGGATACCGGATCGCTATACTCTTTCCCTAGCCGGAAGAGCGCTTATGAGATGGTTTGCAAGACCGGAGATATGTATCTTAGCGGTCGTTTCTTCCTATACTTCTATGGCATACCTCAGTTTCTTGTGGAGTCTGAGATCAATTGCAATTTCCGTATAGCCGGACCTGAGCCTTACGAGGGGTTCTATCCGGAGGTGGGGGATTATATATCATGGACCCAGGAGCGTAATGTCCCTATATCAAGGGATAATGTGTTTAAGATAAGTCCTGTGTATAAGAATCGATTTACGTTAGGTGGCAGGTCATTACCAGAGACGTATGATAGCAATTTTTGGGACTGCGCTTACCAAAGACCCAACGGCGTCATATGGAGCACCGCCGACGTGTCGGAGAACGGCATGACCGATCCTTGGCTGTCGTACAAGCCTATGGATTACCATGAGTTCAAGACCTCTTTCGGGAAACTTATAAGCATGAAAGGGATAGAGTCGGATCAGATACTGGCTCGTTTTGAGAATCAGGTAGGGTTGTACAATGCCATAGACGTGTTGGCGGAGAGAATATCCCCGGAGAATAGCGAGCTAGGGACAGGTGGTCTTTTCGCCTCTCGTGGTATCGAGTATAATAATACGACGTTAGGATATTCCGGGACCCAGAGCCGGGATATGATCAGTTGTGAATTTGGGCATTTTTGGGTCGATTTAAGGCGTGGTCAGGTGTTTAAGGTAGATTCTAATGGTAGGAATCTTACGGAGGTCACACCGGGGCTTAGAAACTGGTTTAAGGAGCATCTTCAGATGAAGATCATCCGTAGCCGGATATATAACGCTGATACGGACGCTGAGTTGTCTTATTACGATATCGATAACAAGTTCTTTGGTATAGGGCTATCCATGGGCTGGGACAATCGGTTCAAGAGAGTTCTGATAACCAAGAAAGATTATATACCGGTAGGGAATCCGAGCGAGTACCAATTCCGTGGCGGCCGGTTCTACAGGAACGGGCAGGCGGTGGAGTTGCAGGACGCTAGCCATTTCACGGACGTCTCGTTCACCGTTGGGTATAACTGCCTGAAGGGTGAGTGGAAATCATATTTATCCTACACCCCTGATTATTATATCGAGCACCAGCATTATTTCCAATCTGGAAAGAACTACTCAAGTGAAAGTCAGGAGATAGGGTTATGGTCTCATGGATTGACCAACCAATCGTATCAAGTATTTTACGGTAAGCTATATCCGTTCGTTATAGAGGTACCGGTACGTGAGCAGTATGTGAATAAGATCCTCACGAACTACCAATATAGGATGGATGCCAGAAGATATCAGGATGAGGTTAATTACCAAATTCTTAGGACTACCGGATTCAATAAGGCATGGTTTTATAACGATACCAACAACAGCGGTGAGCTTCGGATGGTTATCGCTGACAAGAACGATATGAGCCAGCGGTTAAGGTATCCTGTAACCAATGACGATAGCCGTGAGATACTGGTGACGGAGGTTGATCAGAAGATAAATATAAATGACTATTTTAACGAGGTCAAAGACGATACTAATAACCTCCCGGTATGGATCAAGGATGTGAATGACATTGACCGGAAGATCGACCCTAGGGCTGTCGATTATCATCGGAGGTGGCGGGATCGTCTTCGTGGCGATTGGTTCTTGGCTAGGTTCGTGAACGACATTGAGAGCCGGTTCAAGATGATAGTACGTTGGTTTAGTAATGATGAGAAAGTTTATTGATTTATTAACATATAGGGGGGGGGGTATTTTACCACCTCCTCTTATATATATTAAAACGATATGGAAGATTTTACTGGTAAGTATAGTGGTGGTCGGATAGAGGAGATATTGAGCGGATCTAGTGATCTTATAGATAGATCTGTGATTGAATATCCAAGGTTTGTCCCAGACATTGATTGTATTAATAACTTTCTTGATATAGCCTTAAGTTATGCCAGAAATATAGATAAGTTGTATTATGGTTCAGGAGAGACAGCGGTAACCGCCCCCAGATATGGAAGCCATAAAAAACCAAGAAGGGAAATATAGGATTAATTGTTCTGGTTTAGTAGGATTGGCGATGAGAGGTGTTAGCTTTGAAAATTCAAGGTATAACGGTAATGATAAAAACATATCCAATGCCAGCTGGTCCATATTCCCTGAATCCATACCTATGGAGGTTTTGGAAAAAGACAGAACTTCTGCTGAGATGTTTAGATGGTTTGAGTCTAATGGGTATGTCATAAAGATAAAAGATGGATTATCCAATATGCGCCCAGGAGATATTGTCTTTACGAATTGGAATATGGTTGGTGGATCACACTATAAAGGTGTTAGTCATATAGCTATATTTGCTTATATGGACAAGGATACTGGTAAATATTATATGATAGAGAGTAGGGGAGAATTAGGGGTGGCCGGATGTTATCCTTATTCTTTATCTGATTTAGAAGCTAAAGGGGACAATGGTATATCTAGGCTTGTAGGTGTAGGTGGATTGCCTTTATTTGGATTTAGTAAATTGCCAAATATCGTTAGTACTAACGGTTTGTTGCCACAAGTAGGTAGTAGTAATGTAGCGTTTTGTCATCTTAAATCACCTTTGGTTGGATCTAGATTATATACTATGATATTTACTTCGAATGGTAATCCGGTTACAGATGGTAATTATATTCTATATTATTACGATGCGTCTTCTTCTAAAAGTATTATTTTTTCTACTATGAGTAGAAGACAGGATTCTGATATATATAAGATGGTATTTTGTACTCCTAATGATATACCTAAAGATATCATGAGTATATCAATATCCAATTCTGGCTTGTCTCCTATTGTGTTATCGGATATCGTTATGTATGAGGGGGTGTTTTTGGACACCCAAGAGTCCCCTAGCACTGAAATGTCTCAAATAGGCTATAGCTATGTAAGCTTATCGGACACTGAGAAGGTAATGGAGTATTTGGACAAGTTACATAACATAGCTCCATATGCTTCTAACTATTATGCCATAATTGATTTAACTAAATTAATAGATGATTTGTCGTATCTTTCTGGTAAGTTATGGTTTGTTAATGGTATAAAGCAACATAGTAGAAGCGGTATACAGCGGTTGTTCCATCATAAGAGTGGAGGTTTATATACTTTAATAAGAACGAAGTTTGGGGATAGTTGGGGAGATATAAAACCGGAATGGAATAATATACCTATTATGACAGGAGCTACGGCCTTGGAGAATGGTGTTGCGGGATTGGTTCCAGCTCCATCAGCAGGGAAGCAGGATGCGCTTTTTTGTGGTGATGGGTCTTATAAATCATTTGATTCACTAATAAAACCGTATTCAGACCGGATAGGAGATATAGATACGATATTGGATAACATTAACGGGGGAGGTGATATAATGGGTACTACGGCTCAAAAATTACAAAAGATTATTGATTCTAAGACAGCTATCAAAACTGCCATAGAAGAGAAGGGGCAGATAGTAGGAGACATACCGTTATCAGGTTATGCGGATAAGATACGGGCTATATCCGGTGGGAGTATAGATATGTAGACGTTTTGGAATATTCTTGGTGATGACATCTGTTTTGGAGGATCGTTGTTTTCTATCGTCCCTGAAGCGATAATGGATTATTTAAACATATATCGTAGGATAGATAATATCAATAACATGTTTTATAATTGTAAGAATCTCACGAGGCTACCCCCTATAACAAAACAATATTCCGTTTTGGATCAAATGTGTCATAGCAGTCTCAATTTGGAGGTTGTAGAATATATCGATTTAAGCAAGGCTCGTTCGGTATCCGCTATGTTAGGTAATAAATACGCAAAGAGTAATAAGTTAACGAATGTAACTCTTGATAATATGGGCATGGCTGACGTTTTGAGGGAGATTGATTTTTCAGGTGTACCGAATATAACCAAGGAATCATTATGGGATTGTATTTATACTAGATCATTTGATAGGGCATCATCTGGATATGATCCTATGAACATAATTTTGGACGCTGCGTCTAAAGCCTTGATGACTACGGAAGAGGTATCTATGGTAGAGGCTAAGGGGTATGTAATATCATGATGGATTAGATTAATAAAAATAAGTCGTTAAATATTTAATGTTATGGCAGCAGGAAAAACTAGCAGTAAAAAGAAGGGGAAATGCCCGAAATCAGGATGTATCAAGAAAGTAGGGAGTGATTGGCGAGTGGTCAGTAACAAGACAGGTAAGTTGTGGCCAGCTAAGTACAAGTCCAAGGAGAAAGCTAAAGGAGCCTTGGCTGCGTATCACATGCATTAGCATATAAACGGGCACATAATAAATCATGTACCCGTTTCGTGTTTTTAGGCTTATGATATTATGGTTATCTTTGTGAAAAACGTAATATATGTCTAAGAAGAATAAACCGGAGGAAATCCCATCGTGGATAAAGGATTTATATAAGGAGGATCTTGACCGGGTTGTCAATGGCGAGCGTCCTATGTATTTCAGAGGTATGGATGATAGTCCTTTGAGAAACGTGTCCCCGGAGTTTGATATCCTTAGCGGAGGAGCCGCAGTTAAAGGCATGAATGGGATAAGAGGTGCGTTGTCCCCGTTGAATAATGGCATGGGTAATTATAATTTCAGTATCAGGGGTATAAATAAGAAGATCGGCGAGTTGGTTGATGAGGCGGGGCTATATTTACATGAGAAATTAAGACCTGTATATCGGACTGTGGTGGATGCTATGTCGAGTTCCAAGGATAAGGGGTTGGGTCATATCACGCAGCCGTTGGCCAACGCCCTGTACCCAGCGGACGAGCGACGGGACCGGCGCATGGACGGGGAGCATCCCGTTGGTTATGTGGATGCCATAGACGGCATATGGCCTAGGGATAAATATGGGCTATGGGGAGAGAAAATTGAGCGGAAAGCAGAAGGAGGTCCTACTGGTAATGATCCTATGTATGTAAGACAAGATGTATCTGATAGAGCTTCGTATTTAAAAGACATCATAGGTAACGCCATAAGAAGGAGGTTGTATGAGAATGTAACACCTGATGTGGTAGCCTCAAATGCTAGTCTTCCTGATAAGGTTAAGGAATTTATATACGGAAGAAATGGCAAAGCTAATGTTGATGAATATAGTGAACAGCTATGGGGTAGATTCTTATCCCAACCTAATAGTCTTGACGGAAATAGCAAGGAAATAAGAATCCCCGATAATATTATTGCTGATATCGAGAGGATGTTTAATCGTGACACTAAGGATGAGATAAATAGGTTAGATAAGAAGATTCGTGATACGGAGCGAGAAATATATGGTTCCGATAAGCCGGTTACAGATGATGCTTATGGTAGGCTGGAGTTTTTGAAAAAGTCTAGAGAATGGGTAGATATCTTTGAGAAGAATCGTAATTCTGTAAGATCCGGAAAGCCTACGGTTTTTTCTGAGTACGATTTTTATCCCGAAGCTGCTGGTGAGCTTACCCCGTTATCAGGGTTTGGTAATTTTACAATTTATAGACGTCCGGATGGAAGGTTAGGCGTTTACGATGTATATGATTTTTATAGTAATGATCAAGAGTTCCCGATTAATATAGCTACCAAGGTATTAGATGCTATAGGTGATAAGTTTGAGGAGAGAGGCTCTTTCAAGGATTATAATCCTGATCCAGAGAGTGGTAGGGATGCTCTTATTCGTAACGCTATTATGTCTAAGAATAAGTTGGAGGACAAGGCTGAAGGAGGTCGTATAAATACAGGAAGCGATTATGGTTCTGGAAAGTATGTGATTGATCCTCGTAGATCAGAAAATAGCAAAATGGCTGTATATGATGAGATATGGGACTATCTGACAGAAAAGAAGGGTATACCACAAACGCAAGCTATCGGCATCCTGTCTAACATCGCCGCCGAGTCCGGAGGGGACACCGAAGCTCTAGGCGCCGCCGGTGACTTTGGAATCCAGCAATGGCTTGGACCTAGGAAGAAAGAGTTGCAGCGTAGGTATGGTAGGAAACCGACATTAACCCAACAACTGGATTATCTCGTGGATGAGTATCAAGGCAAGGTTCCGGGGTTAGGTTGGAATTACATCAATCAAGGCAAGTTCTTTGACAAGGACGCTCAGGGGAATGAGTATAACTATTATATGTATTCTAAATCCGATTTCGATAACGCCGTCAACTACAAGGACGCTACCGTGGCATGGAATCAAGGATACGGTAGGCCTCTTGGATCGACCTTAAGAAATGAGAAGAGATTTGAGTTCGCCGATATGTTCTCCAACAGATACGGTGTCCCGGAGAACGAGCCAATGAGATACGAGTTCGGACAGCGGGATTCGGGCACGGGGGACGGAGGTCAGCAGCCTATCCCTGAGACGGTAGCCCCTGCCGATCCTTCTTTGGCTTCTCGCCCATCTATGGATATTTGGTGGGAGAAGGAAGGCCAAGACCTGTTATATAAGATGCTAGCTCAATCCGGCGCTAACAAGAAAGCTATAGAGGACATCGCTAATAATATTAAGAATGATCCTCAATCAGAGGCGCAGATAGCGGAGGCTGAGCGTATGCGTAAGGAACAGGCGAAAAGACAGTTGGTGCTTAATATGATACCGGGGTTGATGCTGAATATAAAAGGAATGTCGTCAATAAAATCCGAAGGAGGTCCTATTGGGGATGATAAATGGTTTTATGATAAGGATCAACGAAAACGCATCGTGGACAAGCAAGAGGCGATAAGAGCATTAAGCAAGGAAAGGCATAAGATTCTAAATGCGTCAAGATCTGCTTTTCAACAGGGTCTTATAGATGAGGATCAGTTCAGGAGGATGAATAATCTTCCTATATTTAAATTGAGTGATAATATAAGAGGAGGCGGAAACAAGGATGTTGATCTCTTGAATAGTTTTTGATACAGCCATGTACGACACGTTTGGAGAATCTGTTAAAAAGGGGTCAGAAGAGGGTGAGATAAAAAGGAAGGAGAGGTTTTATCCTTATAAGCTTATGGCTGATACTTTACTTACAATAGGTGATATAGCCACAGCATCTCCTGGATTCTTGAGGTTAATAGAGAGATCAGGCGCTAGATTGTATCCGTTATTGAATAATATAGCCCATAGTAATTCTGTCCAAAAAATATCTGGTGTATCAGGAATAGGTGTTGATTCTTCTCAGATGGCACTAAGCCCGGATGATGATAATTTTTGGAATATACTAGGGGTGGCGGGTGCGGCCGCTGAATTGATAGGTGGTATGGATATATTAAGAAATACGAACGTGATGGGTAGGATCGGAAATAGATTGGATGATATTCTTGATATAGCTAATCCTGTCGTGACTTTAGGAGGGTTAGCTAATGATATATTGGACTAATTCGTTATATTTGTCTGTTTTTAAAAATATTTTAGTATGAAAAGGTTGTTGTTTTTATTTACTATGTTATTGACGCCATTCGCTTTGATGGCGCAAGAGGTAATCCCATCAGAAGGGCCTATTACTATTGATCTGACTACCTTTACCGGAATCATGGCTTTCGTCACGATGTCAGCCACTCAGCTAGCTAAGGTGGTTCCGTATATCGACACCCATAAGTGGGCTAAGATCCTATCGGCTGTAGTTATCGGCATGCTGGTATGTATCCTGGCTTGGGTTCTTCAGGTATCCCCGTTGTTAGTAGGGAGTGAATGGTGGGAAGCTCTGTTGTATGGGGTGGCTGTCGGGCTTAGCGCTGCTGGCTTCTATGACTTGGTGAAAGCGATAGGTTCGTTATTTGTGAAAAGGATCTAGCATCTTGTAATTATTTGAGATATGTAAAATTTCAAGATTTTATTATCTATAATATAAGCTATTATATTTTGTAATAATATTAGTATTGCTTATATTTGTGCGCCTACCTACTCATCACGAGCGGATAGGCGCATTTATTAATTTAAAACTTTTGGTAAAGGTATGAAAAGTAATTTGATTTTATCATCAGAGAGTAGGGAATTATTAGGTAGGAACATTTCTGTTATGTCCAAGGACGGGTTTTGTATGCATAACGGAAGTTATGGAAGCCTTGAATGAAAAACGTAAATCTATGGGGTTGGAGTCTAGAAGGCTTGATCATTTGTTTGCTACTAATGGATTTCAGGAAAAGATGAAAGCTCTTGTTAGGGAGCTGAGTATTAATGATATATGTAATGTAAGAAATCTTACGGTACAAAACCATGAATTGAAAATCAATAAGATAACCGATCTCAAGAAATACGGAATGGCTTACCGAAGAGGAAAGGGGGAGGGTCAGAAATGGTATGTAAATCCGTATTTTTTTGTTATGGTAGCATTGGAATTGGATCCAGAGATATACGCCAAGGTGATAATATGGTTGCATGATGGATTCATAGAGGACAGGAATGCCGCTGGCGAGGCTTATATCAAGATGAGTTCGGCCGTCGCCAGGTTGGTTAGTGACAAGGGTCAGTTGTCTGATAAGATATCAAGGGTAGCTAAGGCTATTAATTTTATCGTCTTTAACAAGCATGAGAGTGGGATAAGGAATACGGCTACAAAGAATCAGTTAAACGACATAGTAGCTGTAGAGAATGTTATCACCGGGGTTATAGATGGTGGTTTTATAGATACTTATGATAAACTTATAGATTATCTTGGTCATGAGTGGAAAAAGAAATGGGGCAATCCTGTTATGTCTTTAAAGGATTAGTATTAAAGAGACTCGTCATTGTAAAATGATGAGTCTCTGTTTTTTTAAATTATCTTTGTGTCAGAACGAAATTAATTTGATATGGGCAAATATGTAATCAAGAGGAAGATACCTAAATATCAAGAAGCCGGTGAAGTCGGTTCATATATGCTTGGCAATATGGATGGTATACAGGGGTTAGGTATAGAACCTTTGGTAAATACCAACCAAGGATTACCCGCATCGGTCAATCCGTTAGGAATATATTCTATGGATACGCCTGACCGGTTGAGGAATAAATATGATACCGCTTTTGATCAGAAGGATATGTTTCCGGCTAGTTTCAAGGGTAGTTTGCAACGTATAGCTGAGAATTATCAGGACAATGCTATTACATTTAATAATGTGACTGTTAATGATGTTGATAAGTCTAAGACCGGTTCAGGCGAGACGGATGTTTTTGATTTTACCACCATCCCTTACTATGGCGCTGATGATATAGGGTCTAGATTCACTCAGATGGGTCGTGGTATAGGGCGTATGAGAAGTGAGGGATATGGAGATTTATCCACTGGGGCTAAAACAGCTAATACGATAACCACCATAGCCTCAGGAATTAGTGGTATCATGGGATTGGCTCGTAACGTGGTTTCTGGGATAGCGTCAGAGAAAGGTACTCGTACTAATATCAGGTTGGCTCAGGAGCGTGAGGCCAGACAAAGAAGGCAATCCCAGATGCAGTACAAGGATGGTGGGGGTGTTTATCTAGGGCCTAATAATAGGTTCGATAGCGGAAACCTTACCGGTGAGTACCTGTATCCGTTACCTAAGTCAATGGAAGATCAAGCCAATGTGGAGATCGAGAAAGGTGAGTACGTGACGCAGCCCGGGGAGGCGCCGATGGAGGCTATGGGGCAGAAGCACGCCGATGGTGGAACCCCCGTTTTCTTGGAGGAAGGTACGAAGGTTATCACCGATGATACCACCATAGAGTCGGATTTCGCTAAATACATTAGGGATACGTATGGTATTAAGGCTACACCAAAGGATACGTACGCCACGTTAATGGATAGGTATAAGGCTAAGATCGGTCTTAAATCGGCTTACGATGATCAGAAAAAGGCGCTGGAGAAGCTGAAGAAAAACGATAAGATAGATGACGAGAATACAAGGCGTTTAAATGCCTCCATATTATCTAAGGCTATAAATGATAGTAACGATACCGTTAATGGCTTAGAGGGAAGATTTACGGATTTCGCTAATGTTATATACAAGGAACAGGAAGACCGGAAGATGAAGAAGGATGAGGATACGTATTTCGCCAAGGGTGGTGAGATAGATAACATCATATCCAGATCCATGAAAGAATACGGTCTTACGGAGGAGGATATAGCCGAGGCTAAGAAAGAGTTGCTTAATAAAGTGGCTGGTATTCGTCAAAAGATGGAGATAGGAGGCACGTCTTTGTTCGGTCGTAAATTAACTTTCCGTCCGATCGAGAATAGGTTCAACAATGATCCTAACTATTTCGGTTATCAGCGCCAAGGGGCCGATGGCTCTTATGGAGGCATTAATACGGATGAGAGGTTGAATTATTATAAGACATTCAATCCGGTCGCTTACGATGCTTATATGGGAGCTTCAGAGGGCGCTAGGGCTAGGGCATTGCAAGACGCTATCTACGGTCAGACAAGTAGCTGGATGGGCTTGGCTACGGCAGAGAACCCGATCATCGCCAACGCCGAGGCGCTTCGGGATTACACGACGCTCGTTTCCTTTGGTGGTGAGGATAGTCAAGGTAATTACCCGGAAGACAAGAAAGCCGCATATCATGATAGGATGAGAGATAATAAATTAGGCTTGTTTACCACATCTCGTCCTATGATCGGTTTGGATGTCGTTACAGAGGAACAACATAAGGCTCTTAATGATGCCGGTATCACCCATTTTAGCCAACTATTCTCTGACAAGAACAAGGATGTCGTTAATAAGATACTTGGGGAGGATATGCTTAAGATGCAGGCATTGAGATCCATGAAAGGAATGGAAGGTCTTGATTTTATACTTGACCCTCATAAGGTGGCTCCCGGTCCTATGGATATAGGTGATGTGGAGAATCCTGATGTTAAGCTGGATATGCCTGAGCTGATTGATTCTAATACACTTCCTAAAACCAATACAAATGCCGGTAAGTCGAACAGCGGCAATGGAGGCAGGAATATAGTGGGTGGCGGTCTTGACTTCCCCGAGGTATTTAGGATGACCCCGGGAGCCGTGACAACGGAAGGTCTGGAAAGGCATTACGCTCCTACCGTGGATCCGGTGTTGAGATCGGCTGATCAGTATATGGTTGAGGCTAATCGTGCTTTCCAATCACAATTGGATCAGATGGGTAATGTCCCGGATTCCCAGAGAGGGGCTTTATCTTCCAATTTACAGGCTATCATGAGTTCCAATATAGGTAAGTATATAAATGAGGTAGAACAAGGAAATGTGGCTCAAAGGACTTGGGCTGATAATGTCAATTCTCAATCATGGGCGAATACTTACGACAAGAACATAGCCCAACGTCAAGCTTATCAACAACGGATATTGCAGGGATTGGCTATAAATGACGAGAACTGGGCTAGGTATTTCGATAGCGTCAATGATGAGATTCAGCAGAAGTGGAATACGGCTACGACCATGAATACATTAAGATCTATATTCGGGGATGTAAAGATCGGTCCTAATGGGCAGCTGATCGCTGATCCTCAAGGGGATATATTGAGTTATAGGAGATTATATCCCGCTCAGGAAGTAACTAAAGGCAAGAAAGGATAAAGGATGGCTTCACAATATAGTATATTAAGGAATTACGGCAAGTACGTATCACCCTACAACATGGATGTCATGATGCAGGGTATGGGATACATGCAGCAGAAGATAGATACCAATCGGCAGGCTATAAACGAGTATGCTGATTATATTATCAATTCTGACATTATAAAACCTCAGGATAGGGAATATCTTCAGAATAGGTTAAATGGATTGATACAGGACGTGAATAACGTGTATCGTAAATCTAATCTGGCTTCTGATGGTATAGCCAGAAGTATACAGGCTCGTCTTGGAGAGGCTCTGGATACCCGTGTGTTGAATGCCATTGCCGGCACTAGGGAGATCCGGTCGTTTAGTGAGAAGATGGAGGATATGAAATTGAATAATCCTAAGATGTATAGTCCTATAAACGAGACTGAGGCTTTCGCCGATGCCGTGGCTTGGATGAATGACGGTCAGGTAGGGACACGTCTTAATCCTATACATTATACCCCTTATACGGATTATCACGCTGAGATTGATGAGAAGATGAAGAATTTCATCTCCCTTAACAAGGGGAAGAAAGTCAATGTGCCGGTAGTTGACGCCAATGGTAACAGGACGGGGGAGATGCGTGAGATGTACATAGATGAAATGAGCTACGCTCAGGCCAGGGGTATAGCTATGGCTTCCATATCTGAGAACGGTAAGACCCAGATGCAGTTAGAGGGAAGATATATGGCTAGAACGAATCCTGACTTATTTAATGTTCAAAGCACCTCAGATTTCCTTAAAGGGTATATTGATGATTTCAGTGTCAAGGAAGAATCCATACGAGCCAAGCTAAAGGGCGTTGGCAATGACAAGGCCAAGAGGGCTAAGTTGGAGTCGGAGCTGGCGGATATTATCAAGCAGAGAAATGATTTCGTGGAGGATGCCGAGGGCGTTATCGGTAGCAACTACAGCCCGGAGCGAGCCGGCATGTTCATGGTACGACAGCAGTTCCTTCGTGGCGTCGGGCTGAGATGGTCTTATAATAACTCATATGAGACGCTGGGCGTAGATGAGTATTACTTTAAGGCTAACCAACAGATGATGGAAAGAGCTAGGTTTAACGAGACAAAGAGGCATAATCTGGCTATGGAGAAAGCCGCTTTAATGAAAGCCAGTAAATCGGGTGAATCCGGTGGTGATGGTGGTGGTAATAATACTGTTGGGCCTACGGTGGTTACGAAGAGCAATAATCTTGATGACGTGAATATAAGTGATGAGTTCATGAACGGATTTACGGCTAATGAGAAGGCTGTTAATGCTGGTATGAATAGCTTTGCTAAATCACTATCAGATGACGCCAAGAGAAAAATTAGCGCATGGGCGTCCGATCCTGAGAATAGTAATG